AATGACTACATTCTATATTCAAGGAACTTCCAGCCTTAGGAGCACCGTGGCAGCAACTTCCACTGCTGGTGCTACTATTAAAAAACCAACTAGATGGAGTGTTGGATTAAACAGCTCACTTGTAAGAACTTCTGGATTATACGCTGAATCAAATGCTACCTACCCTGCTACTAATTATATAAATTTTTCTGATTTAACCGCTTTAGTCGTTGCCAGTGCATTAAGTTCACTGGGTGCATCTGCATTTTTAAATTTCTTCTAACAAGTATTGATATTTTTTGTATACTAAATATAGAATGCGAGCAAAACAATTCATCACTGAAGGTAAAGATCTTAGTATAAAAGATCACGGCACACATTTTACTGAAATGTTTAAAAAATTCTTGCCCATTGCAATGAAATATATTAAATTAAATTCTTTACCCAAAATGCATTTTGAGCCGCATATCAGTGATGTACATCAACCTACTTTTGGTATGTATGAAAATGGCAATCATGTGCTACACGTTGCACTACTTAATCGTCACCCTAATGATATATTAAGAACAGTTGCTCACGAATTAGTACACTATAAACAAGATACAGAACACGAATTAGGTGACGATAGCGGTACTACTGGTAGTCCTCACGAAAATCAAGCACACGCTATTGCTGGTATTGTAATGAGGCACTTTAACAAACAATACCCTGAATACTTAAATTCAAAACCAATTACAGAATAAGGAAACTAAATGTCTAATACATATAACTGGACTATTGAACGAATAGAATATCAACCCACTGCTCACGGGCAAAATAAAGTTGCCAATATTTTACATTGGGTATACGCTGCAACTGATGAAACTGGTAATTTTACTGCTAATTTATTTAATTCTACAGTTATAACATACGATCCAACATCAGTGTATATAGATTTTGATAATCTTACACACGATATTGTTGTTGGATGGTTAGAGGCAGCATTGGGCAGTGAAACTATTGCATCTTTTAAAACTCAATTAGATACCAAATTGGAAGAATTAGCGTCTCCCAAATCAGTAATCACTACTCCCCCTTGGAATGTTTAAGACTGGTTTATGACAATAGTCTATATTCACGGTGCAAACGCCACAATAGACAGTTTTAATTATATCAGAGATCACTTGTCATATAAAGATTATGCTATTAGTTACGACAGTGCTAATGGTTTTGAAAATAATCTGCAAGATATGTTAAAGCAACTTGAAAAATTTAAAGATATATTTTTTATTGCACATAGTTTGGGCGGCATCTATTCACTGCATATTGCCAATGCTATTCCTGATCGTGTATTAGGAGCAGTAACGTTGAGTACACCTTATGGTGGTAGTGAAAGCGCCGACTACGCCAAATATTTTTTGCCGTTTAGTAGATTATTAAGGGATATAGGTCCCAGCAGTTGGCCTATTAGACAAGCTGATAATATTACAATACAGCATCCTTGGTGTAATGTGGTAACTATCAAAGGATCTAGTCCTTGGATGACCGAACCTAATGATGGTATAGTAACCATACGAAGTCAAAAACACCACAGTGAAAATATGGAATTAATTGAAGTAGATTCTAATCATTACGAGGTGGTGATTAATGAACGTGTTGTTAATTTAATTAAAGAACGTTTGCCACAATAAGAAAAGCCCCAGTTACGGGGCTTTCCTATTTCTACAATATTATTATAAGGGCTATGCCCCGATATTCTAATTTATTTTAATATTTACTTCTTACTAGATGCACTTGCATTAACAAAACTATACATCTTTTCTGCTGTTTCTAGAACTTTATCAAGTCCTGGAAATTCTGGCATTGCTACAGATGTAACAATTTGACCAGTCTTCTCATCACGAGTAGCGGTCATTTCCCATCCTTGAAATTTAGCATGGAAGTCTTCTTTTACCAAGTCTTTAGCCATTGCCAAGATGTCTGTTCTAATTTCGTAACCATTTTTATTAAATTTAACTTCTGGTACTGACGGTGCTTTAAATGCGTTTGACATATTATTCTCCTTGTGTGTAATGTCTGTGTATAAACAGCAACTAATTTTGCTGTCTATGTATTTATTATACACAACTGACCTGTGTATAACAATCTTTACGAACGTTTTAACTTAAATTTTTCAGGATAATTTAACCGTTCCCATTCTTCGTCGGATACTGGCCACCATTGATTCATTATATCCATCCCTTAAATTCTGACATCATAATTCTGTTAGCAGCGGCATGATCGCCTTGACGTGCAAAGTGTGCAGCAGCACGTACACGACCTATCTCACCTAAAAAATTAAAAATTGTCTTTATAACTTTCATTTGAACCACCCAGCCATTGTGCGATTTAAATTTTTCTGTTCAAACTCTCGTGCTAGTCGATCAACATCGCAACTATCTTGTGGATTATTCTTGACAATGTATTCTTCTAATGCCGATCCGTAAGTTTGTGGCTTACTAAAACTCTGAAACATCTTTTGGAAGTATTCAGCTAATTGGTTTAACATATTTTTCTCCTGTGTGTTAAATTGTGTATCAGTGCTTCTACTGATATAATTATTTATACTAGTTTACCTGGCAGTGCAACATTTTGCAAGTCTTTATCTTTCCGTTTAGATATGTTACAATATACTAAATATTACAAATACAAAGGAAACTGCTTTGAAACGTGTCACAAGAAGTTTATTAGAAGAACTTAATACCATATCGGAACGTAAAAACGGCGAGGCTATCGTTGAAGCCCGTGCCACACACGTAATCAACAGTGCCATCAATTTACTAAATCTTATCAAAGAAAACTTCTCTCCAGAAGAAGCATACGAATTAGAACGTAGATTAGTCAACAGTATCCGAGGTGGTGATGCCAGTAAGTTTACCCGTAGTATACGCAGACTACGCGATAATAAAGAAACTGCTAAACATCTTAAAATCGTTGATGGCGACTTAAAAGACGACGATTAGGCATAAATAATATTACAAAAACACTCTAGAGTAGAGTGAGACATACGATTAAAGGAGACATATTATGTCAGCAGGAATTACAGCAGTACATCGCAAAGCCTATCCAGGCAGTTTCATCGGTCGTCAAATTGCATTCTACGCAGTTCGCCACGTCGATCTTAACGCAGGTAACGGGCCAGACCCAGTCTATGATAGCGAAAACTTCCGTTTAGCAATCCAGGCAATTCAAACTCAAGCAGAAATCTTATTCATTGGTAACCCAACGGTAAGTAACAGTTGGGCAAGTTTCATCGTCGGTATCGCACAAGATACAGCAAACGATGGTAACGACACAGTTGGTAATATCAAAGACAATCCAATGTCTGATACAATCCGAACTATTCTTCGTAGTATCCCATCCTTGAATGACAACAACGATGCAGAATTTGATCGTCGTTGGTTGTTTGGTACAAATTTGGTAACAACTGGTAACTTCTTGAGCGACATCCAGCATGGCCTACAAGGTGGTACACTACCTGAGCCAGAAACTTTTGCTCCAGGAAGCGTTGAAGATCAGGAACTAAAACTAATCCAAAGTATGTAATATCGGAATGGTTTAAAAAGGGTCCTTTGGGGCCTTTTTTACGACAGGCATAAATAATATTACAAAACACTCCAGAGTGGGGTGAGACATACGATTAAGGAGATATATTATGTCAGCAGGAATTACAAGAAAAAACGGTACAGTATTGGCACCAAGTCAGCGTCCAAGTACACTAACATTCTTTCAAATTGACTTTGGTGTTGATTTGACAACTAGCGTTGGTGTTGTTGATGGCGCTTTTGAGAAAGCAGTTCGCGCTTGCGAAAACTTTGCTACATTAGCAATGGTTGGCACATTAAACGCAACAGGCGGTACAGGCCAAGGTCTACGTATTGCTATTGAAGATACTGGTACAGTGAGCGACACCGGCCAGCCAGCAACAAGCGGCTTGGGCATGGGTTCCGCTAGTGATAGCGTAACATACAGCAATACAGCAGATGCATTGAAAGCTGCTATCCGCGCTTTGGGACAACACGCTGGTGTTGATGACAAAGATCTACGCAGTGCAGACGTTACAGTATTCGCACTATAATCTTTAACAAGATTTAAGACTAAGGGAGTTTTTTAACTCCCTTTTCTTATGGCTATAAATACATTATATAGGTAGTTTATGGACATAATTGAAATTCAGACTTTGGTCGACATCACTAACACGCGAGTAGTTAGACCCAATCAAGGTACTTCACTCGCATACGATCAAAATAGGAATTTTATTACATTGATACAATGTATTGAAATCCGCAGTATTATTATCTATAACAATCCGCCCCTATGCAAACTAGTGGACATAACAGATTCGGAGTTTGGATCTGACTATGAAGGCGAACATATGGTATGGTCATTTAGTTTTCAACCAGATCGTATAGGTGTATATAATATAGATAAGAAGAACCCATTAGGCGGGCTCATTGAAAATGTTGACGGTGTGCCAATTATTAAAAATCTAACGGAAACTATAAATATAGCAAAGGCCATATTCGATTGTAAGGATATTGCCTACAAGAACACAATCATCAAGGCACATCTAGGCACAATTTAATGCAATCCCGTACTACCCCAACTGAAGGAGAAAAAGATGTCCACTGGACCAATAATTGATATTGAAAAAACAAATTTAGAAGCGCACGTTGATTTGTGTGCCCAACGCTACGACAATTTAGACAAACGCCTTACCTCTATTGAAGGTAAATTTGCTGATCTTAAAAAGTTAATTGAATCTGGCCATAATAGTATGACTAAAGTTGTCATCGGTACTGCTGGTACTATTGTTACTGGTATTATAGGCTTAGTAGTTGTAGTCTTACAAAAAGCACACTGATATGAGAATATTTGAATTGTTTGAGGGCACACCTCCTTTGGCGGCTGTAGTTCCTGGAGATAAGATAGGAGAAATACCCGCTGGTGGAAAAATTAGTGGAGATGTTCCTACACCCATTACGCAAGCGGGCCCAACAACTTCAAATACTCCCAAAACTAATCAACCTACTGGTTTTACTCCTGGATCAAAAGTAGTTACTCCACAACCTGGATCAAGTGCAGTGACTCCAACACCAGGACAAACAACATCTCCTAATCAAACTCCCAATCAGCCAACTGATCAAAATAACAGTGGCAACAATCAAAATTCCATGGCTGATATGACAAGTAAAATTGCAGCATTACAGGCCACTGTAAATATGATGAGGGGGCAATTAACTCCGCCTCCAGAGCCGCCAAACTAATATGAAAATACATCAGTTATTATCAGGAATTGGCATGACATTGACCAATGAAGAACAACACTTTATTGAGCATCACGAAGGCAATGTTAAAGTAAGCGGATTGGATGACCATGATCAATGGTTAGCTCAGAATCTTGTACGCAAAGGTGTGTACGCCATAAGTAAAGATAACAACACATTAATCTCCAAATTAGATGAAAACAATTCCTGAAGAACTTTACGGCCAAATTAAAAAAGTCAGTGAGACAGTACGTCGTGACCTTTATAAAAAAGGCCTAGTAGTACCTATCAAAAACAATGACGGCACAATATCTATTGGTAGTTACTCTATTGTTAAAGAAGATGACGGTTCGTTTGCTATATTAGATTTTTCAGGTGAATCGTTAATACAAGGTATTAATTTGCCACAAACAGCAATACTGGTTACAAACAAACTAGCATTGGGCTTGTATAAAGATACTGAATTATTGGAAACAGATCGCCGTTATGGTTCTGCAGATTTTGAAGAACAAGTATATAAGAGAGCGATGAAACGTAAGACTAACGATGTTTTTTCCTTATATATTACCAAGTATGATGACGCCAGACTTAAGAAAACTGAGCATAAACGCACTATAATTCGAAGTTTTGAAAAACTTATTAAACTCGTATAAATAGTATTAACCAATTTTCTGGAACTCATATGAAAACAACAGATTTCAACAAAAAGATCACTAGTGCACATCTAGCTGAAAACCTAGAGAAGCAATTTAGTAGTCGTGTTAACTTGACCAAGTATAACCGTGAACAGTTGGAAGATATTCGTAACAAGTTACGTACTCGTATTTTTCAGCAGGAGGGCACTGCCAAATTCAATGAGTTGCTGACCAACGAGACATATCAAAAAGACAAGGCAATGTTAGAATTGCTAAACACAAGGATTAAAGAAATGCTAGGCGAACAAATGCAAAAACTACGTGACAAAATGTCACAACTAAGCGAAGCCAAAAAGGCCAAACCAGACTTTTTAGACTTAGACAAAGATGGCAATAAGAAAGAGACAATGAAAAAGGCTGCTAAAGATGCCAAAGTTAAAGAAGCCATCAAGAAAGACAAGAAAGAACTTGAAGGTAATGCTTTTGGTAAAGCAGTTCAAGATGCAAAAAAAGATGGCATTCAGCCTGGAGAAAAAATCAAAGTAGGTGGCAAAGAATATCCAGTTAAGGAAGCCAACTTTGACGGCGATCGTGCAGGTGATCAGGATACCGCCAGTAAGTTCAACAAAAAGAAAATCACTACTGGTACAGTGCATACCAAAAAAAGCAAGGAGTTTGATAAAGACTCTGGCGACAACAGCAAGGGCGATACTAGCCACCTGCAAGGTATGTTGGGAGGTGCTCCTACAACGCCAACCAAGGGTCGTGTGCACAAAATGAAAGAAGGCATGAAGCATCCTAAAGATTGCGATTGCAAAGAATGCATGATGCAAGAAGGTGATTTCAATAAATTAGAAAAGAAGTTAAGTCATCAAAAGGGTGTTACTAATCCAGCTGGTTTAGCTGCAAAAATTGGTCGTGACAAATACGGCAAAGCAGGAATGGAAAAGAAAGCTGCTGCTGGTAGAAAGAAAACCAACGAAAGCCAATACAAACACAATGTTAAGTTTGTAAATGAAAGTTTACAGTTCTTGTTGATGGAAGATGAAGAAGGCAAAGCACAAGCTATTACTGCTGCTGGTGATATGGTTAATGACTTTACAGGTTGGATGCAACGTGTTGGTCAATACCAAACTAAGGCCATTATTGAATTGAGTGATCAAATTAAATCAGAGTTTGGTCAAGCTGAAGCCGAAGCATTTAAACAATCAGTTGGCCCGGCATTGAGTTCTACATTAGAAGTATTGACACAACAACGTGAAGCAATTAGTAATGCTGTTGCCCAACTAGCAGGCGGCGCTGCTCCAGAGACCCCAATGGGTATGGAACCAGAAATGCCAGCAGAGCCAGGTATGGATGCTGCTATGCCAGATGAAATGAATCCCCCCGCTGGAGATGAGTTTGGTGCTAGCGATGCTGCTGCCGGCGGTGATATGACTTCTGGTCGTGAAATGCGCGAAAGTCGTCAACAAAGCCGTGCACGTAAGTTGGCTGAGTCACACAGCATCATGTCAAAGTTGGCTAGATGAGACTATTTGAAGTAGATCAAGGCGGCGCCAGGGAAGTCATGGCTGTACTACAGGGGCTTGCTAATAAGCCTGGACAAGAACAGGCTAGTGATTTACCTTGGCCAGTTGTCAAAGGCATACTAGATAAATTTGCTTTGGGAATAAGTACACCTGATGGATTGATTGCACTTAAAAATGAAATTGATCCACAGGGCGATGTTATCAAAGATATCGATAGTGAAACTGGCGCAGTTACTTTGAATACCAGACTTCAAAATCACAACGATCAACAAGATAGTGACAAAAAAGGCCCAGCACCTAGTGTGGCAAAAATGGCCAGTCATAACGCCAAAAACGCATTCAAATAATAGACGGAGTCTGTCATATATGTTATAATTAACTATATGACAACCATTTATACCCCACCTCCATTCGTGGAGCGATTCCAATACAAAAACTGCAAACAGGTCAACGACCCCATTACTCGTAAACGAGTTTATCAAACTCCAGACGGAGAAACACTTCCTAGTGTAACAACTATCCTTGGCGCAACTAAGGATATGACAGCACTAAACGAATGGAAGAAGCGTGTGGGTGTAGAAAAAGCACAACAAATTACAACAGAGGCGGCCGGAGTTGGAACAGCTATGCACGCCAACTTAGAACGTTTCCTAATTGGTGAACAGCGTCAGCCTGGTAACAATCCAGTGCATATCAAAGCCAACGCAATGGCTGATCAAATCATTATTAACGGTTTGAGCAAGATGGATGAAATTTGGGCAATGGAGCAATCATTATATTTCCCAGGACTTTACAGTGGCACAACTGACTTGGTAGGTGTATATGAAGGTGTCCCAGCAGTTTGCGACCATAAACAAACTAACAAGCCAAAGAAGGCAGAGTGGGTTGAAGATTACTACCTACAATTAGTGGCTTATATCTTAGCACATAATGAAGTTTATGGCACTGATATGAAGCGTGGAGTTATCTTTATGTGCAGTCGCGGTGATGATGGCATTAAAGTGGGCGGCGAGACATATCAACAATTTGATTTGCTGCCACAAGACTTCAATAAGTACCAAGACTTGTGGTTGACTAAGGTAGAAGAGTATCATACCACTGGATTAAAAGGCTACAAGCAATTGCTCACACAGTAAGCATAAATATCCAATAGAGGGGATATTAATATGGCGATAACTGAGATTGCAAGAATACAAGTACGACGTGGACAGGAAAATCAAACGGGTGTGCCACAGTTAGAGCCGGGCGAATTTGGTTGGGCTGAAGATACACAAAATCTTTATATTGGTAAACGTGTATCAGAAGGAGCCAACAATGACAATAACGCCCGTATTTTAACTGATAAAGATTTGGCCAATGTATTTCGTTTGGCCCAAGCAGGTACAATTTCAGTTAATCCTTCAACCGGTTACAGATATAGAAATGATATATCTAATACTATATTACATTCTTCTACAGGTACATATGCTAAGAAGTTAGACACGTGGGCCAACATGATAGATTTTACCACCACTTGGTTTTATTCTTCAGGTACCGACATTACTAAAATATTGCAAGAATCAATCGGAACTGTTACAAATCCATTTGGTGTTGTTGTTAACAGTAACCCGTCTCAAGTTGCTATCAGCGCAATAAAAATTCCAGCAGGAAACTTCAGCGTCAGTGGTACAATTAGTTTACCGCCCAACACTAAATTAGTTGGCGAAGGCGCAGGTTTAACAGTATTGACAGCCGCGGGCGGAGCACCTATATTCCAAACCGTTGATGCCAATGGACAATCTTTCTTTAGTATGAATGGTGATACGTTTGCTACTCAACCTAAAAACATACATATTGAAGGTATGACGTTAATTAGTACCAGTACATATAGTTCAACATTAATCTTATTAGATAATGTAGCCAATGCTGATATTTTAAATGTTAATTTTGGCGATCCAGCAGCTAGTACATTAACAAGTGTTGACGGTATTACAATACGTGGATTTTCAGTTAGTTCAGATGCAACCCTTGCACTAAGTTCAAATATTAGAATTGACGATTGTAATTTTAATGGACTTAACAGAGGGGTATATCAAAACACTGGCACTACCAATAGATACTATATTCAAAACAGTGAATTTAGTAATATGAGTCGCGGTGTAAGAATGTGGTCAAGTGCAAATGGTATTGTCCCCGTCAATGGTTTAATAGATAACAACATATTCCAAAACATTGCTCGAGAAGCTATCTACATTGGCACTATTACAAACACTACAACAAACTCTTATGTAATAAGTTCTAACAACACATTTAGAAATGTTGGTAATAATTTTAGCGGTGATGCAGGAACACAGATAACTCCAGTAATTACATTTAATGATGGCGGAAATAGTTCAAGCAATGATTATTTTGGTAGATTTATAAATCCAATAAACACCGTAACAAATTATCCTATTATTTCAGGCCCTGCTGTTATAGAAAGTCCAATTACTTACGTATCTAGCATTGGCACAGATACCACTGTGGGATATACTATTACTAATTTTGTGTTGACAGGTCGAGAACAAAAAGTGTCAATTGATTATACACTAATTGACGAAAATAATACAGTATTCTCAAGAACAGGCCAATTGACAATGAATATAACTCCAGCAAATGTCGAGGCAAATGAAGCAGTATTTGCCAGTGTGAGTGATTATTTTAATTATGCTGAAGTATTGTCAGGTAGCACAAACTTTGTAATTTTCTCAACTGACTACACTAGCAATATTACTAACAATTATGTTTCATTAACTTGTTGGAATCAATTAGGTACAACAGCAACTGGTTTGGCAAGTACTGTTACTAATTTCAATATCGAATACAAATTAAATATTTTACAATAAGCAGCAATGTTTAAATTATCCGTTGACGATAGATTATCGTCCTGGGCAGCGCTTCGTGCTCAGTTAGAAACTTGCGAAGAACCTTTTCAACTTGTTATTGACTTTTGGCGGGATGCTCCATTTGTTCCATATAATAGACATATCGATCCTTTCAATAAATCATCGTGGCCCAGTCCTTGGGAAATCATTGTAGAAAATCAATACGATGATTTTACCAAATCATTAATGATAGCATATAGCCTTAAGTTCACTCAAAGGTATAAAGATACCGACATAGAAGTACGTAGTTTAATAGACAAAACCAAATCTACATACTATAATATAGTTTGTGTTGATTCTTTGTGGGCCATTAACTATAATGATAACAATGCGGTATTATTAGAGAATATACCTGATTCATTTTTTATTGAAAATCTTATCAAAGTTACGCCCACGCGGTAAATATCAGCTCAACACAGAATAAAGGCATAAGAAATATGATCACAGTGGTCAAACGCAATGGAGAAAGAGTACCGTTAGATATCTCCAAAATTCAAAGACAAGTGGCCCACGCTTGTACGGGCATTGACGGTGTTAGCCCAAGTATGGTGGAAATTAAAGCACAAATAGAACTTCACGACGGTATGACTACTGAAACGATTGACGAGTTGTTGCTTAAAGCAATGGTTGATCTAATTGATGAAACTGAAAATCCAGAAATTAATAATGTTAATTATCAATATGTAGCAGGCCGGCAACGTGTCAGTATGCTACGTAAGGAAGTATACGGTAGTTACACTCCGCCCAAATTATATAGCGTAGTGCAGACTAATGTTGCTGCTGGTATGTATACCCCAGAACTGTTAAATTGGTATACTGAAGATGAATGGAATATTATAGACTTGTTTATTGATCATAGTAAAGACGAAGAATACACATATGCCGCCATTGCTCAATTGACAGAAAAGTATTTGGTACAGAATCGTGCCAATGGAAAAATATATGAAACGCCACAAGTACGTTACGCGGTTGCCGCGGCAACCGCGTTTCATAATGAAAATAAAGATGTGAGATTAAAATATGTTAAAGAATATTATGAATGTGCGGCCGCAGGTCACTTCACGTTGGCTACGCCAGTCTTGGCGGGGCTTGGCACTACTACTAAACAGTTTAGTAGTTGCGTACTTATTAGTTCGGATGATACTTTGGACAGTATTTTCGCCGCAGGCGAAATGATGGCGAAATATGCATCAAAACGTGCCGGAATTGGCCTAGAAATAGGCAGAATTCGCCCGTTAGGTGCACCAATTCGCAATGGAGAAATCAAGCATACGGGTATGATACCCTTTCTGAAAAAATGGTTCTCGGATTTGCGTAGTTGCAGTCAAGGCGGCATCCGTAATGCAAGTTGCACAGTGACATACCCTATTTGGCACTATCAATTTGAAGATCTTATTGTACTAAAGAACAATCAAGGCACTGAAGAAAATCGTGTGCGTCAAATGGACTACAGTGTAGTGGTCAATAAGATGTTTTGGAATCGTTATAAAAATGGTGGCTCAATTACATTGTTTGATCCGCACGATGTTCCAGACTTATACGAAGCATATTATCGTGACAGTGAAGAATTTGAACAACTATATCTAAACTATGAGAAGCATCCGACAATTAAAAAGAAAAGCGTATCGGCAGATGAGATATTCAAAAATGGAATTCTTAAAGAACGTACTGATACTGGGCGCATCTATCTTGTCAACATCGACAACGTTATCAACCAGGGGCCGTTTGATACAAGGCTTGACCCGATATATCAATCAAACCTATGCCAAGAGATACTTTTACCCACCCGTCCTTTCCAAAGAATTGAAGATCCAGAGGGACGCATTGCTCTTTGTACTCTTGGCAGCATAAACTGGGGAGCATTTAATAACCCACAACAGATGAAAAAGGCTTGCCGTGTATTAGTTAGAAGTCTAAGCAATTTATTAAGTTACCAAGATTTCCTAAGTGTTCAAAGTCAATTAGCAAATAACGAGTTTGAACCTTTAGGTGTAGGCATTACCAATTTGGCCTACTGGCACGCCAAACGTAATTTCAAATATGGTACTACAGAGGCATTGGCAGAAGTTAAACGTTGGATGGAACATCAAGCATTTTACCTAACCGAAACAAGTGTTGAACTTGCACAAGAACGTGGTGCTTGTACCCGTAGCGAATTCACATACTATGGCAAAGGTGTATTCCCGTGGGAACGTCGTGCAGTCGGCAGCAACGAACTAACTGATTTTACTCCCAGTTTGGATTGGGAACCACTACGTGAACGTATGAAACAGTATGGCATCCGTAATGCTACATTGATGGCAGTTGCACCAGTTGAAAGTTCTAGTGTTGTATTGAACAGTACTAATGGTATTGAAATGCCAATGGAATTAATCAGTGTTAAGGAAAGTAAAGCAGGATCATTTACACAAGTTGTTCCAGAATACAAACGCTTAAAGAATCGTTATCAACTAATGTGGGATCAAAAGGACTGCGTTGATTATTTGAAAACTGCTGCCGTACTTGCTGTGTACATTGATCAGTCATTGTCAACTAACACATTCTATAATCCTGCAAATTATGAAAAAGGTAAAGTACCTGGCACATTGATTGCTAAGAACTTGATGCTTGCATACAAGTGGGGATTGAAAACTATGTATTACAGTCTTATCAACAAAGTTGGTAGTAAGAATATATTAAACACTCAAAGCGATAGACTGCTAACAACACAGCCTGTTACTATATATGAAGAATTAGAAGATGACTGCGAGGCTTGCAAATTATGAGCAAAGAACAATATAACCTAAGTAAACAAACTAACTACTTAAAACGCACAATGTTTTTGGATCCAGCAGGTCCTGTTACAGTACAGCGTTTTGAGGAAGTCAAGTACAACAAGTTACAAAAATACGAAGAATTGGCCAGAGGGTTCTTTTGGGTACCTGAAGAAATTAGTCTTACTAAAGATAAAATGGATCACAAAGATGCCAGCGATGCAGTCAAGCATATCTTTACCAGTAACCTACTTCGACAAACTGCTTTGGACAGTATCCAAGGTCGTGCGCCTAATCAAGTGTTTAGTCCTGTTATTAGTATTCCAGAACTTGAAGCACTGGTAAGCAATTGGAGTTTCTTCGAAACCAATATTCACAGTAAGTCATACAGTCACATTATTCGTAATGTCTATGGTGTGCCTAAGGAAGAGTTTAACAAGATTCACGACACACAAGAAATTATAGATATGGCTGCAAGTATTGGCCGTTACTATGAAATTTTACACGGACTCAATTGTCGCAAAGAATGTGGTGAGGCAATTGATCTCCACACACATAAGACTGCAATTTGGATGGCATTACACGCAAGTTATGCATTGGAAGCATTTAGATTTATGGTGTCATTTGCTACAAGTTTGGCAATGGTTGAAAATAAGATTTACATTGGCAATGGAAACATTATCAGTCTTATTTTACAAGACGAATTGTTACACGCAGAATGGACCGCTTGGTTAATCAACCAAGTTGTTAAAGATGATCCGGATTTTATTTCTATTGCTGAAGAATGCAAAACAGAAGTATATGCATTGTATATGGAAGTTATTGCAGAGGAAAAAGCCTGGGCAGATTACTTGTTTAAGAAAGGACCAGTCATTGGCCTTAATGCAACTATTCTAAAAGACTTTGTTGACTATACAGCATTCACCCGTTTGAAAGATATTGGCATCAAATACGACGGCGAACATCCACGCAGTAGTCCTATCCCTTGGTTTAACAAACACGTTAACATTGGAAAGAAACAAAGTGCACTACAGGAAACTGAAAGCACTAATTACGTAGTGGGTGTGATGAGTGACTCTGTCACCTATGACGAATTACCAGACCTATAAGGATTAAAATTAAAATGGCAGATATTATTAAAGTGGAATTTTCTGGAGACTGGTCGTCTGAACTTGCCCAGGCGTTGAAAACGGCATTTGATCGTGCTGATAAAATGCAACACAAATTACCTGCAGAATTAATGACAATGCACGGGATGAGTGGTAAAAAATTTCGAGCATTAATGAATAATTTAATAGAGATCGTGCCCAATCCTAGATATTTAGAAATAGGATGCTGGGCAGGATCAACATTTTGTTCGTCAATTTGGCAAAATAACTGCCAAGCGGTGGCAGTGGATAATTGGAGTCAATTTGGCGGACCTCGAGATCAATTTTTAAACAATCTAAAGAAATTTTCAAATTCAGAAAATCAAAGATTCATTGAAAGTGATTTTAGAGATATTGATTACAATAATTTGGGCAAGTTTAATGTTTATATGTATGATGGCCCACATGAACACGATGATCAAAGCGATGGACTACGTATGGTTTTGCCTGCATTAGACGATATGTTTATTTGGGTAGTAGATGATTGGAATTGGCCTGATCCTAAAAACGGTACTATCGATGCGTTAACCAACGTAGACGTTGAAGTAATTGCTGGTATTGAAATTCATACTACGGATGATTTGACCCACGCTAAAGTATCTCACGAACAAAGCGATTGGCATAATGGATATTATATCGCAATTTTAAAAAAACTATAAGGAAAATAAAATGACAAAAGCAATTGTATGGAGTAAGTATCACTGTCCCTATTGCGATCAAGCAAAAGCATTGTTAAATCAGCGTGGTATTGCATTTGAAGAGAAAAAAATTGGTGACGGATATACACGAGAAGAATTATTAGAAGCAGTGCCTACAGCACGAACTGTTCCACAAATTTTTATTGACGGAGCACTAATTGGCGGCTTTACTGAATTAAAGGCACACTTAAATGGATGATGAAATAATTATTACTATACCTGAAAGTAGTCTAGATACCCACGATATATCTTCAGGCGATGTTACTATTGATATTTCTGGTGTATCATCAAGCATACTTGGTCCATATTTTATTCCCGGCATAGGCGCAGTTGGGTCAAACAGTAATTACGGTTCTTATATCACAACTACTAATAATACATGGGGTGGTAGTTTTAATACCCCATCAAAGCCCAGCACATTACAGGTCACCGGCGATGCAGAGTTTGCGGGTGATGTTAAAATTAAGGGTGTTAGCATTGCCAAGGCATTGGAAGATATACAAAAGCGTTTAGCCATACTTGTACCAGATCCTGCAAAGTTAGAACACTTTGAAGCATTAAAAAAAGCATATGATCACTACAAGACTTTAGAAGCCTTGTGTGAAATACCAACAAAAGATGATTGATCCAAAAGATAAAAAGATTGCCGACCTTGAACAGCAAGTAAGAACGCTGTCGTCAAATGTTGGCAAATTAAATCAACAGGTCAGTGTTCTTGTAAGAGAAAACAATAGGCGTAAGAGTGAGATATCACAAGTAATCGCCGCAATTAAAAAAGGATAATATGTTAATTAATAAAGGTTTCTCCTCAGGAGATGTAGTAAGTATCAAACTAATCAACGGTGACGAGATCATTGCCAAGTTTGAAAGTGAAACCAGTGATACAATTACTATTAGTAAGCCACTGGCATTGACTATGAATGGTCAAGGTTTGGGAATGATCCCTTGGATTTTCCTCGGTAAAGAAACTGATGTTACTCTAAGTAAGAGCAATACATTCTTTGTTGTAGCAAGCAAGAATGAAGCTGCCACACAGTATCTCGAAGGTACTACTGGCATTGCATTGAGATAATATGGCACTGGCTCACGAGGAAATTGTAAGTACACTTGAGATAAAAATCTCAAGCAGTACACCTTTGAATATGCAAACCATTGCGGATGCAATTCGTCGGGCATATCCTAATGATCCAAACATAATTCCCATTGGTATTGCTGTTCCTGGAATTTGCATTACCAACTGTAATGCTATCGGTGTTATTGATGCTGAATCGGATGTTAATGACGCAGCCAGTAGATTATACAATGCAGGTATGCAGGCCATATATCAACCTGTCTGGACTGCATTATATTCAGCATATCAAGTATTAAAAAGGTTTGGACTGGGTGTAATTGATTTGACATTGCCATACTTTGGTTTGCATATCAGTGACTTATTTGATCCCAACTTCTATTGCAAGTTATACGACATCATTGCCAAACTATTTCCACTTAAATTAGATTTCTTAAAGAACATATTTAAAGCGTTGGGCATACCTTGGCCTTTTTATAAAAACTTTGACAACATACAAGAAAAAATCAAATATATAGTAAGGACCATTGCACAAAGTCTGTGGGATCAGTTGTTAAAGAAAATCAACACTATTAAAGACCTTATCCAACAAGGTTTGGCATTATTTGATACTGCTACTTATAAGGTGCCTACATTGAGTGTACTATGGAAAAAGGCAGTAGATCAAATATTATCCAGTATTTTAAAATATTTGAAACAGCCGCCTAGTTTACAAGAAATACTTGATGCACTTAAAGCCTTTGCTAAAAAAGTATTGAAAAAGATTGAAGTGACTGCACAAGATATTTTAAATTCAATTAAGAATTTTAAATTACCTATATTTGGTAGACCGTGGGATTGGGCAGAGCCATTTGCAAAACACAGTATTAATCCTGAAAAGATTTTGGCTAAACTGCTGTCAGATATAGGACTTTGGATTAAAAACTTTATAGCCAACATCATATTGAAGTTTGTTGAATTTGTTATGAACATTTTGAAAATTTTAGGAATAACTTTCACATTACCATCTCTAAAAATTCCCATTACATTGTGTGTGATTCGCGTAAAACCTTGACACTGATAGATTTTTTTGTTACAATAAACTATGAGCACTGAACAAGACAAATTCAAAAAGAGCAAACGCCTACTAAAGGACGATGCACATATTGCTAAACAGGTAAAGATTGCCAAAGCACACGGCTTTCCAGTTAAGAAAGATGAAACACATCGTTTGCATAAATTAAGTGGAACTACCTGCGGCGATCCAAATTGTGCGATGTGTGGTAATCCTCGAAAGTTTTTTAACGAGCCTACACAGCAAGAAAAACGCCTTTTTCAAGATGTGGAAAAGATCACAGACAAACACAGCAATGGATTGAAAAATGACGAAGAAGATATACTATGAACGAGTTGGTCGAAAGTATGTTCCTGTTTCTGAGTACGATAGCGACTATTTAGATAGTTTTGGAAAAGGTACACATATTGTAATGTGTTACCCAGGTGGCCAAAGCCGTAGATATAATATAGATCCAGATTATGCTAGTTTGATTGCTGCCAGTCGAGTTGCACAAGATGCAATGACTAAGGCAATGCAAGAAGCAAGCGAACTGAAACCTCGACAAACTCCAATTACTGAAGGTCAGCGTAAAGCCTGGAAAAAATTAGCCAAAGAGTTTGGTGATGACCTGTGTACATTACAGAGCGCCAGTGCCCACGATATTGCTGAAGCAGGAGTAAAAGCCATTCAAGAAGAAGCCCAAAAACTTCTTCAGAATGAAAGTGTGCGTAAAGCATATGATCATTTTATATTAATTTGTCAATTAACTAAACAAGTTGAGTAAATAATATATCTGGTAGGGGTAAATCTACATAGTAGATTGTTGCAGTGGGAGGCTGTAAGGCTAGGCGGAGGCACAACACGCCCTACGGAGTCCGTCACAAATTTAGAGATCATTATGAGCAAACCAATTGTACTGAGTCAAGAACAGTGGGAAAAACTAAAAAATCGTTTGACTAATGATTATACACCTAGTGTAATGATGATCAGATGGAAGATGAAAGATGTGCTTGGTTTTACTGTGCGTGAACACGCAGAATGGTTTAACCAAGAAGTACATCTCAAGGATATTCACTACGGGACCAAATATTGTAGTCAAAGCATTCGTTTAGATTTTTATAATGAACCTAAACGTACAATGTTTATTCTCAAATATAGTGAATATCTAGAAAATAAATCAACCAAAACAGTAGACTTATAACTATATTTGCTGTACAGTAAATATTGTTGAGTATTAACAAGACTTAATAAAATTTTAAAACTAAAGGAAAATTTAAAAATGAAAAAAATCGCAATTGCATCTTTATTGGCTTTGGCCGCAATTTCTGCTTCAGCAGTTGAAGTTGGTGTAACAGCCGCTCGTGACTACGCAGGCGCAGATCGTGATGCTTATGGTATCACCCTTGGACAAACTTTTGGTAAAGTTGGCGTAACTACTAGCTTTGACCGTGCTACTAAAGGCGCAAACAACCAAGACCGTTACACAGTAGTTGGCAGTTATGATGTTGCCAAGGTTGGTCCTGCTACTGTTGCTGTTAAGGCTGGCGGTGCATACTTGAACAACCAAACTAGTGCAGACGGCTACGCATTGCTAGTTGGTGCAGGTGTTAGCGTTCCAGTTGCTAGTAAAGTTAGCCTTGGCTTAGACTATACTCGTCAGTATGGTCAAGATCGTGTACAAGCACAAGACGGCAATCGTTTGACCGCCAGTGTTAAGTACGCATTCTAATCATTTAGGATGATTCAAAGAAGGCTACTTGAGTGGCCTTTTTTGTTGACTACATTACTAGTCAATGCTATAATATCAGTAATATGAGTAATCACTTAGACTTAGAAACACGAACTTATACTGTAAACCTAAATGGTAATACAGTTCAATTTACCTTATACGGTGAAGAAGATGATTTGAATACATTGGATATGTTTATTACATTTTTAATGCAAGCCGCAAGAGACAACTTAGGAGACGATGAATGACAATGCATTTATGTGGCCCGGCACTTACTACAACTGGTAAAAAGAAGGGCAAGGTAAAATTTCGTAATGCAGATGAAGCTCGTAAGGCTCGAGAGCTTGACGCTAGTTGGAAAGAACTACAAAAGAAATGGGGTGTCGAAGAAGAAGCACGTAAACGTAAACGAGCATTATCGGCTGAAACACTAGTATATGGGCTCGGTACTCCAGTTGGAAGAACTAATACACACCACATCCCCAGTCGAGATACTGGTGGGGTGGCAATATCAGCACCTACTAAAGTTTATACTGGTACTAAGGTAAAAGGCATTGCCACTATGCACAAGAGTAATGCTGTGCCAGTGTTTAGTGATGAAGAAGCAATTGATATTTCCAAGATGCGCCGCTAAACATAATAAATACCTTATGAAACCAACATTAAATGATAAACTCATTGCCTATATAACACTGCTCAGTGGATTGGCACTTTCGATTGTAGCTGAATATTATAGTATTGCGGGGTTAACTGCCATATTTGCGGCTGCTGTAATTCCCACAATTATTATGGGCATCACCCTGGGACTTGGTAAAATTGTTGCCACAGTTTGGGTTAAACAAAATTGGAAAACTGCTCCTTGGACAATTAAAAGCTATCTATGTATAGCAATCGTATTGCTAATGCTGATTACCAGTATGGGAACATTTGGTTTCCTAAGCAAAGCACACAGTGATCAAACATTAGTGAGTGGTGACGTACAAAGTAAGGTAGCAGTATATGACGAGAAAATTAAAACAGCCCGTGAAAATGTTGAAGCCAACCGTAAACAACTTAAACAAATGGATGAGGCTGTTGACCAAATCATGGGTCGAAGTACAGATGAAAAGGGTGCGGACAAAGCAAATGCTGTGCGTAAATCACAACAACGCGATCGTGCAAATCTTGCCAAAGACATCGAAGCCAACCAGAAGCTTATTAGTGATCTTAATGACGAAGCCGCGCCAATTCGTGCAGAAATACGAAAAGTTGAAGCAGAAGTAGGCCCAGTCAAATATTTGGCAGCATTTGTCTATGGCAATACAGATCCCGATGTATTAGAACGTTCAGTAACTTGGATTATCGTACTAATCATATTTGTATTTGATCCACTAGCATTAATGTTGCTTATTGCCAGTCAAATTAGTTTCCAACAAATTAAAAAAGCCAGTGGTGGTGTTATTATAGACCAGGACGGTACCATCATTGGATTAAAGGGCACGGAGGGTGACAGCCCTAGAGGGACCAAAGAAGTCGTAGACCCAAAGCCGCCTACTGTCACAACACCTGTACCAATTGTACCCACTGCAGAAAGTAGGATTGTTCGAACAAAGGTGTTTCCTAAACCTACCATAGAAGGATATGTTCAAAACGAAGAACAGTCGACAAGCAATTTATGGAAAAAAGTAACTGGTAAAAATTAATGCAAGGTAAATTAACACTAATAACGCCGCCCGATATATACGAGAATAGCAATTTAAGTATTTTTTTTATACATTTAACAGACGAAGAACAAGACGCAGTAAGTCAATGGTTTTTCAATAATAATATTCCTGGTGATATAAACTTGTATTTGTATAATGGGGAATCAAATGTGTCCTGGTTTTTATACGCACTTGGTCGTAGCGACTATAAGTATATTAACATAGATTGTGTAAATTATATTACACAATCACTAGCAGGTTACGTATTAGGCAAAGGTGACACTTATTATAAAACCAGTGATGCAAATATTGCTGAAGTATATAGTCATATCAATTCCAAATCCGTAACTAATGTTGAACAGTTTTTAGAAAGCATACTAAGTGAGCAAAAATAACATATCCAACCAGTGCTGCGATTTCTGTGGCAAAAGTAAAGAAGATGTTGAAAAATTAATAGTGGGTGATCAAGCCGCCATTTGTAATGACTGTATCACACTCTGTGTAGATATATTAGATGATGAAAAATTCAAAAAAGTATCTGATTCAACCAATAAATTAAATCCATCTGCTATCAAAGATTATTTGGACGAATATGTTATTGGACAGGAAGATGCTAAAATTAGTTTAAGTGTTGCTGTTAGTCAACATTTTAAACGAATCAATAACCCCAGTAAAGATATTCAATTAGAAAAGACTAATATGTTATTATTAGGCCCCACTGGCTGTGGCAAAACTATGATGGTACGTAAGATTGCGGAATATTTAGATTTGCCTTTTGCCATTTGTGATGCTACTGGCATTACAGAAGCCGGATATGTAGGTGATGATGTAGAAAGTATTTTATTACGCCTACTTAATGCCGCAGATGGCGATCTTGAAAAAGCACAATGTGGCATTGTCTACATTGATGAAATTGACAAGATTGCACGTAAAGGTGAAAGCACTAGTATTAGCCGAGACGTCAGCGGAGAAGGTGTACAGCAGGCACTGCTAAAAATGATTGAGGGTAGCGTAATGCGAGTGCCCTATAGTGGAAAGAGAAAACATCCTGGCAGTGATATGCAGGAAGTAGACACCCGCGGCATACTATTCATTTGTGGCGGTGCATTTGTGGGAATGGACAAAATAGTTGAAAAACGATTGAACCATCGCAGTGTTGGGTTTCACAGTACTCTCAAAAAGAAAGACGAAATAACAGATCTTTACAGTTTAGTATCAACTAAAGATATTATTCAGTTTGGTTTTATTCCCGAATTTATTGGTCGATTTGGCCTTATTGCCAATGTTACTGAATTAGCTGTGGAAGATTTGGTACGGGTTCTTAAAGAGCCTAAAAACAGTTTGATTCGTCAGTATCAATACATTTTTGAATTAGATGGTATTGAATTAATATTTGAAGATACTGCATTAACACATATTGCAGAACGCGCCAAGGAACTCAAAACTAACGCTCGCGGACTCAAAAATATTATTGAAAAAACATTACTTCCATATCAATTTGATGCTATGAATTTAGTATCACGCGGTCTTAATCAAATTAGGATAACTAAAGATACTATAGCTGGGAATAGTCCAGCTATAATGATTTTTGATAAAACCGTAAATGAGAAAAAATAAAATATTCAAAGGAAATTCTGTTTTAGTAGGTGATATGCCACTTAATGTGGCCTTGCGCAAATTTAAACAAAAAGTTGACGATAGTGGTAAACTAGAAGATGTTAAAAAACATATGTTCTTTGAAAAACCAACCACTACTAGAAAGCGCAAGAAGGGCGCAGCTGCCGCCCGCTGGAAAAAGAAACTCCAAGAACAACAATTACCCAAAAAACTGTATTGACAACAATTCTTTTATATGCTATAATATAGTTTTATAGGAAGAATAATATGTCAAAAGCATTGATGGTGGACTTGGAAACAATGGCCACTGGTCCAAACGCAACTGTACTAACACTAGGTGCAGTACATTTTAATCCCTACGGAAATGGCTATGGTGACAAGATTTATTTCCGTATCAATATTGATGAACAAGAAGGTCGGGATATAGATCCAGTTACACTTGAATGGTGGAGCAAGCAAGATCCTGCCATTATGGAAGAAGCGTTTAGTCCAGATGACCGTGTTCCACTGATTGAAGCAGTCGATCGTTTCCATAAATTTGCTTGGGGATGTTCAACATTTTGGAGTCACGGCGCAACATTCGACTTGGTGATATTAGAAAACTTGTACCGCCAAGTTGGTAAGCCACTTCCTTGGAACTTTTGGCAACTACGCGATACCCGCACATTGTTTGATTTGGGACTTGATCCTGATATGCCACAAGGTGGAAAACACGATGCATTGCAGGATGCTATTCGACAGGCAGTGGGTGTGCAAAACATTTACGCTAAACTTGGAATTAAAGAACGATGATCTATCTTAGTTTTGGATTAAGTAATCCCTGGGGTAAGCCCTTTGCTAACTTGTGGAATAGGTCAGGAATGATCACTAAACATAAAGCGTGGGAAGCAGAACTGTTACGAACTCGAGAACTGGTCGGATTTCATTTTAGTTACACTGCACGGCAAAGCCACGCCGGCCTAAATTTAGAACTAGGATTATTTGGCTATAGTATATCGTTTCAAATTTATGATACACGGCATTGGGATCACAACACAAACACTTGGGAAGCATATGATTGATTGTTTAATTTTAGGTGATAGTATTGCAGTAGGCACACATCAGTTTAAACCTGAATGTGCGGCCTACGCTCGTGGTGGATGGAATACTTGGCAATGGAACAAAGATTATCTAAAGAATGATCTAACTGCTAATACTGTGATTATCAGTTTAGGCAGCAATGACCATAAGGGTGTTAAAACTCGTCAGGAGTTGGAAACTATGAGGGCAAAAGTTAAAGGCAGCAGAGTGTTTTGGATCTTGCCTGCTATCAAACCCAATATTCAAGATATTGTGCGAGAGATTGCTGCCGAGCACGGAGATACTGTATTACCAATTTCTCGTTTACAACCAGATGGCGTTCACCCTAGTTGGGCTGGATATAAAGATATTGCAGAAAGGACAAAGTAATGGCAAGCCAAACTGATTATTTTAACAAGATAGGTTACCAACCAAAATACTGGATTGGTGATCGTGTATTTGGCAAGTGGAACAAGATTCCATTTATAGGTACTGTGGGTAATGATACGATAATTAACGAAATAGAAGGTCCTAGGATTTCAATCCACTTGGATCTGCCAATCAAGTTTAAAGATGCTATTCATAATATCATCATTGTCAAACACAAAGATATTAAGAAACTAACTGTTATTGATTAAGTTATTTGAACCAACCTAGTTTTTCACCAGCGGCTTTTCTGCGTTCTGCTTCTTCTTTACTGCCTGGCAAGCGACTTGCCCATAGTATAATAAGTGCAAAAAATATGCCTAATCCTAGGCATAGTCGCCAATTACCGGTACGCCAGTAAATTAGAATCAAACTAAAGTCCATACTAGCAAACATTGCCCACTTGGCAAGTGTGGGGAACACACGACCTTCTCCCCAGTTCTTAATAAAGGGACCGAAAAGTTTATGGTTCAACATATAATCGTGAAACTTTTTACTGCTTTTGCTAAAGCACCAAGTGGCTAAAAGCGCAGGTGTACTCCAAGGCAATCCTGGAACAAAAGTTCCTAAGTAGGCAATACCTAAAAATACAATTCCGAGGCTAAACCAAAGTGCTTTTTTAATCTTATTCATCGTCATCCTTTATGTGGTCTGCTTTTGGACCTACTGTTTTCATTTTTTCAAAATACGCTACTTTACTCTGCTCCAATGCATCTAAGTCAACGGGAACATTTCTTATTTCTTGTAATATAGGATGTAGCAACTTGTTCATGAAACTTCGAGAAAATGCTTCTAAAACTTGATCAATATCTTCGCCCCGGGCTATTCGCTTATGCGCTTTTTTGATTTCTTCAGCGTGTGCTTGTTCAACCCATTCTGAGTATTGATCTTTGGATTCCATTCTATATTGTAGCATACTATTTACAGGAAATCAACTTGACTTTTTGTTATCGTGGGTGTATAATATGGGTATGAAACTTAACAAAATTGATGGAAGAATGAATGGACACGGTGTGTTCAAACACTATGTCAATCTCACATCTGCACAGAAATTTTCTGATATTCGTAAATGGTGTTGGGAACAGTTTGGTCCAAGCGACGATTTAGAATTCTTTTATAAACTTACAGATCCCAACATCAAGTGGAGTTGGGTCAATGACAAATATACAATGAGAATTTATTTGGCCTCAGACGCAGAAGCACAGTGGTTCTTATTGAAATGGGGCTCTTGACAAACAGTCAAATTTATTGTATAATGCACTATGACAACAAATGCTTTTATTTTTTCGTGGGACCAATTGGGTATCGAATCAATCGTGCCAATTAGTCAGTACGAACTTCACGAAAAACAGCAACTTATCAATATACTGAGTGAGAAACGTACACAAAAAAATCCCTTGGATGGAATTTTGAGAAGTTTGATGTTGCGGGCCAGATTTAATCCGCAACGGCATTATGAAATCTATGCCATTGATTGTGATGCTAGTTTGGACGAAGCATTTTGGCGTGAACAGTGGGAAGAGTATCCACAAGAAACTGCGGAACTGATTAGGGACCGTGGACACAAATTATACAGTGACAGAGCAAGTGCAGATAGGATAAAGATAATATGAAAATCAGTTTAGTAAGTGATCTCCATCTTGAGTTTGGCCCTCAAGAAATGGAAGGTGGCGATGTACTAATCCTTGCTGGCGATATGTGCGAGGCACGTACACTAATCAAACAATTCCACAGTACTAAGGTTCTGCCTTATACTCCTGGAAAGTTGAGTGCCTATGATTTCTTCTACCATGAATGCGCCAAGTACAAGAAAGTGTTTATGGTAATGGGCAATCACGAACATTATCACGGACGCTTTGATAAGACTTATGACGAACTCAAACGAGTGTTGCCTGACAATATTACCTTGTTGGAAAACGAAGTGGTGGAATACGAAGGTGTTATGTTCTTGGGTGCCACATTGTGGACAGACTTAAACAAAGGCGATCCCATTACTGTGCAGTCGATGAAGCAATTTATGAACGACTACCGAACTGTTCAAAATCATTACCCCGATAAGGGCTTGTACCACAAGTTAACTCCTTACGATACTGTGGAAGCACATCGTAAAAGTAAGCAGTACTTTCTGTCTACAGTAGAAGAACACAAAGACAAGACTTTTGTGGTTATTACACATATGGCTCCTAGTTTTGCCAGTGTGAACGAAAAATACATTCGAGATACTGTTATGAACGGTGGGTATGCAAGTGAAATGAGTGAATTTATTCTTGATCACGAAAACATCAAAGTTTGGGTACACGGTCATATGCACGATCCCGCTGATTATATGATTGGTGAAACACGTATTCTAACTAACCCTCGTGGTTATGTTGGACACGAAGATACTAGTGGTTTTGATCCTGACTTAACTTTTGAGGTATAAGATGGCTAGTACAGTACGCATACCTTGGAAGCGTGAGTTTGACAATGAACAAATGTGGAATGAAGTCTGTGCCTGGGCAATCGAATATTTCGGCCTGCCTGGGGACAGATTTCAAACGCACGCCAATGTTAATTATATGGACTTTGTTTTTAAAAGCAACAAGGATGCATTGGTTATGGCATTGATGTGGAATGCAGAAATTGTGCCCGACAATGATCTCACTGTGGAATATGTTGGCGGTCTGATCAATGTTTAAGAAACGTGCTATGGCCGAGTCTAGATGGGTTGGCGACAGTATTACTAGTTATACACCAGTTAAACATTTTGAAACTGGGTATGCTGAGAAACAACCTGATTGGCCCTATTGGGTACAGCCTTTTAACTATGATAAGTTTGAATGGGCTGATATGGACAAGTGGATATGTCAAACAATGGGAGATACTGACTGGTCAACGCCTGATGGTCGATGGGTAGGCAGTGATAGAAAATATTGGTTCCGTAATGAAGAAGATCGCACTATGTTTATTTTGAGGTGGTCATGAATTTGGACATCCATTATAGTGAAAAATATAAAGAATATTCTATATTCTGGAATCAAGATGACGAGTTGCACAATAGTGAAATTGAAAACTGGTGTAATCAAACTTTTGGAAATTTTTGGGAAAACGGGATTGAAGATCTAAATTATATTAGATTAACATCTGCCAAAGATGCTACAATGTTTATTTTGAGGTGGTCATGAAGATTACAGGATACACGTGGGAAGAGCAAGCCGCACAACATTTGGCTGATGAAATTGATCGAGAAGTATTTTGGGGACTGCTCAAAGATTGTGGATGGCATCGTGTTATGCTTGATCGGTTACAGGATAATAAACACGCTATAGATATCACACTATGGCTAGAAGAAAACGTAAGAAACCCTTATGAACGCAATGGTCGAGATTTTATATTTTCAGCAGAACGAGATGCTGTATTGTTTATTTTGAAATGGAGTTAATTAAAATGGCAACTATGATTAACACTGGACCTGGCATTTCCAGTATTATTGGCGGTTTAAACTTTGGATCTGAACACGAACTACGTCCTATGAAAACTGGCAAGGCCAGTGGTTGGGGTATGGAGTATAGTTGGGTTGAAATTGCCAGAACTGAAAATACACCCGTAGACATTAATGAACAAGCGCAGGATTGGTGTAAGCAAATGTTTGGTACTTCATCTGTTCGTTGGTTTGAAAAGAAAGATAAATTCTATTTTAAAAGTGAAAAAGACCTAACACTGTTTCTATTAAAGTGGTCTTAATATGAGAGTACTTAAAAAATCGTTGTGGCCCCATTGTATCAAACTGGATGTGTTAGAACCTGGGGATGATATGTATGATATAGAAATTTGGCTTGGTGAAACAATGGGTTCTTTTAAGGATCGTTGGAACGCAGTTTACAAGCACAACGGAACTGATTTTTATTTTCGTCAAGGGCAGGATGCAACACTATTTGCATTGAAATGGTCATGACCGGTAAACTACGCCGCGCAAGCCCAAATGCTGTAATGCCTCCACATAAAGCCGTCATCATTGGCAATTTTGAAAAGATGGACTCTGCCCTAGTTGACGGAGACTTGTGGTATAAGGTACAAGTTATTCCAAAAGTTACTCGTTGGGTTAAAGAACAAAATAAAGATCTATGGTATGATCATAGAACACCAAATAATTATAAAGTCTTGGATACTTTTGATGTACACGAAAAACTATACACAATGATGGCAGTGAGGTGGTCGTGAAAGATTATACAGACTATATGGTACTGCCCTGCGGCGGTGTTGCCTACTATGATGAGCCCGTACACGGTATGAATTATTTCTGTGCTCAATGCGGCACATCAGTTGGCAGTGTAGGTATGCCCCGAGCGTGTAAACGTGAGATGGACAAGTGGGACCTAATCAAACTACTTGGCGGGAAAGGATGGGATTACTTTGCAGAACCTGATGAATTCTTCTGATACAGATGCAACTTTGTTTTTGATGAGGTGGCCATGATTGAAGTTAAACTCGCCAACAGGACGGTTGATGCTGTAATGACCATTGTTCGAGAACTTAGGGCTAAGGGACTAGTACAAGGTATAGATTTTGATTTTGCGTATCATCAAAGTAAATGGGACAATATGATTGGCCATAATCCAACATACTCTATTTTCACATTTTACGAAGATAAAACTGCATTATTTTTCATTCTCAAGTACAGTAAATAACGTATGAAATATCTCGTACTAGTATTAGCCCTATTCACAAGTAATGTGTGGCCCAACAGTCACGGACTGTATCATTATTCCACAGAGGAATACATTGATAAGAAAGATACGGATACAGTACGTAGCATTGCCAGTATCACTAAATTGTTTACTGCTATGACAGTATTAAATTCTGGCCAAGATTTGGAAGAACGAGTAACAGTAGATTGCCGTAATCGTGGTCGTATCAGTAACGGTATGGAACTATCACGAAAAGACTTATTGACTGCTGCAATTGTTGTCAGCGATAATTGTGCCGCAGAAACACTAGCCAATGCTTATCCAGGTGGATATAGTAGATTTATATTTGATCGTAGTAAACTACTCAAAGATTTAGGACTACATAATACTCAATTATTTGACCCCACAGGTCTAAGTGTGTTTAACGTTAGTACAGTGGATGATTTGATTAAGTTTGCTCCTGTAGCATATTCAAATGAATTCTTGCGTACTATTGCAAATTTACCCCAAGCCACAATTAAAGCAATACGTAAGGGTAAAGTCGTATCCATAACTGTAAGAAATACGAATCCAGCAATATTTTCCCATAATAACGTCGTGGTGAGCAAAACAGGGTTTACTAATTCTGCTGGTCGTTGCGTTTTGATGCTGGTAAAACGTGTCCAAGATGTATATGCCGTTGTTGTTTTGGGCGAGCCTAGTTTAAAATCTCGAACAAAACAAGTGGAAATTTTAATGGCTAAGAAATAAATTTATTCAATTGACATTAAAATACTATTTCTGTATAATAAATAAATGTGTAGAAGACCTAATGGCTTTTACATATGGGCAAAGTGCCCAGATTGTCTTACTTTATTAAGGAGAAAAATTATGACAAATCAATTAGTTCGTTTCGACACCAACTCTCTAAACAGAGCACTTCTAGGATTTGATTCCTTGTTTAACGATTTTGAACATCGTTTTGCAAATCAAATTAATCAAAACTATCCACCCTACAATATCTTAAAACACAATGAAGATTCTTACGAGATCGAAATTGCTGTGACTGGATTTGATAAGGATGAGATCACAGTTGAGATTGATCAAAATCAATTGGTTGTGAAGGGTGAACGTACACCAACTGATGACGGTGCAGAATACTTGCATCGTGGATTGGCTGCACGTAGTTTCACACGCAGTTGGACATTGGCTGAGCATATGGTAGTGGGCGAAGGCCGTATTAAAAACGGCGTCCTTACTATTGGGTTGACTCGCGAAGTTCCGGAAGCATTGAAACCTCGTGTTCTTAAACTAAAGGCTGAATAAAAGGCCCGGGGGCTCAGTCCCCCGTTAACTTAACTTTATTATGACTATTGAAACTCCAGTACTTGAAAAAAAGCAAACAACACTTCGCAAGGTTAAAGAACCTAAAAAGTATAAGGTAGTTGTTTTGAACGACGACTTTACTCCTATGGAATTTGTTGTGGCTATGTTTGTTTCTATATTTAGAAAACAACATAATGAAGCCATTGACTTGACTGTACAAATTCATACTGATGGTAGTGCTGTTGCAGGTATTTTCCCTCACGAAATTGCTGAACAAAAAGTTGTCGATGCAGTTTCAATGGCTCGAGCCAATGGGCATCCCCTTGTACTTAGGGCTGAGCAGGAATGAGTTTAAAAGAACTAACAAAAGATAAACACACTGCCGCAGAAGGCACCCCGTTTATGAAGGCAGTGTTTGCCAACAAGATGCCTATGGCAGTGTGGGTCGACTACACATATCAAAAAGCACTGTGGTATAAATCTATAGAAGAACGCTCAGAACAGTTGGGACTGTTAAAAGATCTTCAAGGCATCCAACGTGCCAAATTGATTATGGAAGACTATCGTGCAATGAAAAAGCCATTTGCATCATATAACACTTATAAACAAATTACTAAAGACTACGCAAGTTATATTAACAGTCTGCAAGATCCTAAACAAGTTCTGGCACACCTATATACTTGGCATATGGGTGATATGTTTGGCGGGCAAATGATCAAGAAGATTATCAACGCTCCACACAGTCATTTAGAATTTGAAAATGCAATGGCACTGATTTCAACTATGCGTCCCTTGTTGACTGATGACCTAGCCGATGAAGCAAACGTGGCCTTTGATTGGGCAATTAAAATACTAGGCGAATATGACGACAGTTTGGAATAAAATTTCAGCACTGGCAAAAGATATCGAATCCAAGTTTCAAGCTACAGGCGAGTCATTACCTGTTGATCACGACTACGGTTGGTATAACGCATTGTACTCTAGTCCTAAATATCGTAGGGCTCACGTGGAAATTGTAGACTTCCGCGACACCCATAACATTTACATTTTGCACAGTACCATTTTTCCGCATTTCAATGATCCCAGTCCCATTTGGGGATTTGATGCAGTATGCGGCCCAAACAAGATAACAGGCGCATTCCACGATTATAGCATTACTGGAGATCCTACTAATTTTATGTATCTATGGTTTAAAGCACAGGTAAACGGTCTTGAATGGAACAAACCTAGACAACTTCCCGAATGGGCACAACAAATCTTTAGTCCCGCAATAGTTGCCGCAGGAAATCTGCAGGATGAGGCAGAGATTGACCAACTTTGTAATACAGCACTAACTACCTTAGATTTTTATCTTAAGAATGTAGGATTGGAGCAGCAAGATGTAGCTGATTATCATATGGCACAGAATCGATATTGCCATTATCAAAAACAAAATCCACACGTAATTAAAAGTATGATTTCAATGGGAGTCCCTGAGAAAACAATGACCAATTTTGTTCACAAAGTATTGTTTCCAGAGATTGACTAAATATTAAATTATGCGTATAATTGAATTATTAACAGAAACTGAAGACCCTTTGGATAATACCCAACAACATATACCGCCAGCGCCAGATCAACAAATTGGTGCAGATCCAGAAACTCAATCAAAAGTTAATAATTCAGTCAAACCTGTGAATAAAAAATTGAAGACGGATGACGGCCCATATAACTTTGATGGCAAAGAATACGCAAATATAATGGCAAGTAAGAAAATTGCCATTGATATTCAAAATGCACTCAAAAAAGATTTTCCAAATATTGTGGTTGGGGTAGATAGTGCCAAAGATGGTAAACTAGTTCCATCTATTCGTATTAAAAATGTTTTACCAAAAGATGCAGGTAAAAAAATATTAGCATCTATGTATGCCCTACATCCAGCTGATCCAGTGTCATCAACGGTTACTGGAACATATCAAACTGATACGTATTCATTCACAGTTGATAATCAAATTTTTACAATCATACTTGCTGGTAAAGGTAGTAAAAGTGGCGGTGCACAAGTTGGTATCCAACAACTACGTCCTAATAAGTTGGGACTAGTGGGAGACAACACTAAGGCTCAAGTAGTTGAGTTGGTCAAAAAATCATTGGTAAAAGTAGTAGGCAAGGATCCAAAACTTTTAGAAGCATTGCGTCAATTAGTGGATGTTGCTGCTGGAACACGCGATGTTATTGATCCAGACCTTAACGATCATATCAAAGACAGTATCAATCTAATCAGTCAAGATTTTGGTGAAGTATTAACACCAATCAAAATGTCAGTTAATGACAGCGATATCATTAATTTTCCAGAACAATCAAATCAACCTTTGATTGACGCAAAAGTTAATGGTAAAATGATTGCTGTTAAAAGTCTTGGCGGCAGTGGCAATAGTTTTTCTGTTATTCAAGAGTTGATTGACGAATACGAAAAAGAAATGAACAAAGATCCCAAGCAAGTTGCTGGTGAACGAGCACGTATGCTTAAATTAGTGAAAGAATTTAACAAATCTAAAGGCGATGTCAAGGATAATTTAATTCGCGTAGCACAACTAGCTCCAACTAAGGAAGCATTGGCACTAAACAATTTGGTAGGATTTAAACCTAACAATTACGAAGAAATGTTAAAAGCAGCGGACATTATTATGAAATCTATATCTGCTGAGGCAACAAGTAGCGAAGATTTGTACAAAAAATATTTGGAAGCAGTATTACCAATTAGTACATCTGGTGCAAGAATGACTGGCGGGAAATCCCCCAAAGTACAAGCCATTGGTATGCCAAGTGATTGGAAACACTACACTGGATTAAAAGATATTAAAGATTTAAAAGTCAAGGCTAGTGGAAAGAAATATTTTGATTCCAACTTTGTTAAAGCAGCAGCTGATCAATTAACTTATTTGCTAGGCTGGAGTTTTAGAATGGATGCAGCCGAAGGTGGGAAAGATTCAGAAGAAATGAGTAAATTAATTACTGATATCATGACCAAGAAAGAAGCTGTTGCTGCAAAAATTTCAATAACTCCAGAAGGTGGTATTGTGGTCAGAGTTACACCATTCAGTGATTTGAAATTTGGCTATCAATATCATGCAGGAACAAGTCGTCCTTCTCAAAATGCTCCTGGTTTTTCAATTCATTTTGTAGATACCAATTGACACATATTTGATTTTGTGTTATAATAAGGTATGAACACACTATACCAAGGCAATTTTTTAGACTTTGATGCTAATATCAAAGATAACTCAATTGATCTACTACTAACAGATCCTCCTTACAATATCAGCGAGAACGGTGCAAAGCCAGTTTGGATTGATAAGGCTACGGGCAAGAATAAAAGCACTATCCATAATCAACAATTTTCAGAAAAGTTTGATGAAAATTGGGATAGTGTAAGCCACGATGAATTCTTAATTCAAATTGAAACTTGGGCAAAGTTTTGGTTTAAAAAACTACGCAAGGGTGGCACATTTGCTATCTTTATCAGCGACCAATACATTTCATATCTTTGGAAGATTATGGAAGCGGAGGGATTTGAACCCAAACGAATTTGGACTTGGAAAAAACCTGCCGCTGTTCCCTTTAATCGAAAAGTAAATCCAGTGAGTGCGTGTGAGTATGTACTATTTGGTATTAAACCAGGTGGCAAACGTACATTCAACTCTGATGCAGAACGGGGCAGTTTGGTTGAACGCTATGCGGCTGCGGACAAAGTCAGCAGTATTGTGTACAAGTTATTCAAAAACAGTTTACCTAGCGACGATATTAATGAAATTTTTGCACAGGCTGCAAAACAAGCAGAAACGATGCTTAAAGCACGTAAAACTACAAATAATGTAGTAGAGTGTGTGATTCCTAATACACTTACATATAGTGGCGGGTTAGGCAAAAATAAGATACATCCTACTGAAAAACCAGTGGAAATCCTGGAATATTTCATTGAATTGTTGTCTAATAAGGGTGATCTAGTGTTAGATACGTTTGGTGGTAGTGGTAGCACTAGTATTGCCGCAACCAATATGGAACGTGATTCAATCGTTTTTGAACAAGATGAGGTAATGTTTGAAAAAATGAAGGCCAGGATTGAAGCACACGAAGGCAATCCATCCGTAGCATTATTTGGGAATTCTGATGCCCAAAACCCTGCTATTTAGGATTAAGTAGATACTAAATAGTAATATGGATATATTACTATTAATGTTCCTTTTGATTGTCAAGCATTCGTATGCTGACTTTACTATCCAAACTTATCAGCAAACGGTACGTAAGGGGATTTACCGCGATCCCATTGGTATTAGCCATAGTATGGATCACGTATGGACGACACTAATAGCATTACTGATTTTTAGTTTTATCCACCCGCTGAATCCATATACGGCATTGGCAATTGCTGCTGTTGAAGGCATTGTTCACTATCATATTGATTGGGTTAAAGTTAGATTTGGAAGTAAAGACCAAACTAAACCTATATTTTGGACACAGTTTGGGTTGGATCAATTAGCCCATTATCTTTGCTACTTGGTAATGACTTGGTATATATTAGTATAACTACATAGTTAATCTAAAATTTTATTCTATTAAATATGAGTATAGAATAGGAATTACGATGAAACTACGTATATTAATAGCAGGTTTGACAGTGGCGTTAGTCACGTCATTATCACACGCCGAATTAATTCAACAATTTAAAGACCCAACGTTCAGTGGTAACGGATGGGCTAGCCAAGTTCTCACAGTAGAACAGATGCGTAATAGTGCACAGAATTCGCTGGATTCTAAAGCAGCATCAGATGCCTCGGCCGCAGCAGCCGCAGCCTCAAATACACCATTAGCCAAATTTATGGCCCTGTTTACTGGGCAAGTATACAGCCAGTTGGCAACTCAACTGACAAATAACTTGTTCAAAGAATGTACAACAGGTGCGTGTGCTAACGGTAGTTTTATGGTAACTGATAGTCAACAAATACAATGGACAAAATTAAACGGCCAAGTTACATTGAATGTATACGATGGTAAAACGGTTAACGGTTCATTTGTTGCAAACGCAAGTCCTACACAGTCAATTTCTGTGCCAATTTCAAGTTTTAGTTTTTAAGGAGCAATAGATGAAAACATTTAAATTAGCTACTATTGCATTAGTATTAGCATCATTATTTGGTTGTTCTACAGTTCGTCCGTTAGGAGAAATTGGTATTAAAGATCAGCCTAAAGAAAGCGCAAGTATTGTTAAACAGATTGATACATTACCAGCACCATCAGGTCCTAAAGTTGCGGTGGCAGTTTACAGTTTTAAAGATCTAACTGGTCAGCGTAAACCAAGTGCAACATTGAGTTTGTTTAGCACAGCAGTTACACAAGGCGCAGAAGCCTATTTGATTAAGAGTTTACAGGAAGCAGGCAACCGTCAATGGTTCACTGTTGTAGAACGTGCCAACTTAGACAATCTTTTAAAAGAGCGTCAAATGATTAAACAAACTCGTGAAATTTACGATGGCGCCAATGCTAAAATTCTCCCACCGCTTACACTAGCTGGCGTTATTTTAGAAGGCGGTATTGTTGACTATAACAGCAACGTATTAACAGGTGGGACTGGATTTGCTGTTTTGGGAATTGGGCCATATACCCAATATACACAAGATCAAGTAGTAATTAGTATGAGATTAGTCAGTGTGCAAACTGGCGAAATTTTAACATCAGTTACTATTGAAAAGAACTTATTAAGTACGCAAGATGGTGCGACTGCAATGAAGTTCTATGACCAAGGAACGAAATCGTTTGAATTTGATTCTAGTCAAACATTCAACGAGCCTGGAAACTATGCCTTACGATCTGCAATTGAACAAGGAATTGTTGAATTAGTAAAGAAAGGCGAGCAGTTGGGATTGTGGGGCTACAAGACCGCAAATCCTAAAAATGAGGAAACACTAACCAAATAAACACCCTCGGAGCAAACACTATGATTAAAAAATTATTAACAACACTAATCGCAGGTATTTTCGTTAGTTCTGTTTACGCACAAACTGCGCCAACAGCACCAACACAATCATCTGCACCCACTATTACAACTGAAGCAACTACAAGGTTCGCAGCAGGTGTAACTGCATCTTTAAATGCAAGTACAACGAACATTATCTATCTACAGCAAACTGGTATTGCACCTACTATCAGTATTAACCAAGATGGTAACAGCAACCGCGCTGGCACTGATGCCAGCGGAACAATTAACAGTATGATATTAAACGGTAATAACCAAGTTGTTACTATTGATCAAACTGGTAACAACAACGTTATCAATACTATGAAGATTACAGGTAACGATGCAAATGTTTATTTAGAACAGTTAGGTAACAACAATTCATCAAACGTAAGCTGTGGTTTGGTAATAAGCTGCGCTGGACAGGCAACTTTAAATCAAAATGCATTATTAGATTTAAGATTTACTGGCAATAGCAATACTGCAAATTACACAGGTAATGGCACTGCATTACAGGCCGCTGTATATGTTAAAGGCAATGGAAATACACTTAATTTAGAGCAATCAAGTTCTACAGGTCAAGGACAACAAATGTTGATCAACTTGACTAATAGCGACAACAATACTGTAAATGTTCTACAATCTAGCGCAAGTATCAGCAGTTTGGCATTGGCACAAAATGGTACTGGCGGAACAACTTTCAATGTTAGTCAAACTGGAACATATTCTAATGTCTCTAATATCACTGCTACATCAGCAGGTGGTAGTTTCAACGTTATTCAACGTAGTCGTTAATAAGGGGAAGGCGTGAAACGATGGGCCATATTGTTATGGTTGTTCACTACGGCGGCGGTTGCTGATATTGGATCAATTGTTGATCTAACAGGCACCGCTGTAATTAAGCGCGGTAAAGAGGCCATCACAGTTATAAAAGGCACGCCTGTTGAAATCAACGATCGAGTAGAAACAAAAAATGGTGTTGTCAATATCAAATTTAAAGACGACACCACTGTTAAAGTTACAGAAAATTCCAGCCTCGTAATAGACGACTTTGTTTACGATCCCAAAAATACCGCTGGTGGCAAACTTGGTCTCAAGGCCGCCGCTGGTACTGTACGCTATGTATCAGGCAACATTGCACATAATAATCCCAATAGTGTAAAAATTAATACACCAACTGCTGCTATTGCCGTTCGTGGTACAGACTTCGTTATGGCTGTAGATGAAACTGGTAAAAGTATGATTATGCTTATGCCCACTTGTGAAACAGATCAGAGCGTTAACTTAAAAGGCTTAACTTGCGGTAGTGGTAAAATTGATGTAGATAGCGGATCTACAATTATTCGATTAGATAAACCATATCAAGCCACAGTTGTAGAAACTGCCAGTACTCCACCAAGTCCTCCTGTTATTGTTAATTTGAGTAATACACCAATAGGTAATAATTTAATTATTCGTCCTCCGTCAACAATGTCTGGACAAAGCATTCAACAGGCAGCACGAGCGGCCGCACAAAAAACTGGTGATGTTAAGAAAGAAGATGATAAGAAAGACACTAAGGAACCCAGTGTGGCCGAATCAAAAGCAACGGACGATCAACGTAAAGATAATCAAGAAAAAACCGCTGCTGCTCAGGCTGCAGAAGATCGAGCATTGGCCGTACTGACTGAACTAAAAGATAAAAATGTTAAAGTTACTGATAAAGCCTATGAAAACGAACACGTTGTTGGTATATATAAAAACGATAATCCTAACTTAAACCAATTAGGATGGGGTTATATGAGTATGAGTCCAAACGGTAATAACTTTACAGCCATAAGTTTAACTAACGATAATAGAGTATTAGTGGTAGTAACACAAGATCGACAAACAGATGCTTACAACTTTGCAGGCAGTAATAATAAACCGCAGGGTAGCATCATAATTAATCAGAGTTATAAATGAAAAAGTTGTTATCATTCCTTTTTATGTTAATGATGTGCTTAACTGCGCAGGCAACTGGATTGTCTGACTTAAAATTTGGGCAAGCACAGATTGCTGACAGTCAATGGAACGTGCAGGCTTGTACACAAACAACAACTTGTCAAATCTATAGTAAGAATCCAGGTACAGCATATAAAATTCCTTGGACAAATGGACAGTTAAGTTGGGCAGCAGGCGACTATGTTGCCTTTGCGGCAACAGGCAATAGTGCCAATCCATTTAATGCTGTTCAATATGCAGCCAACGGAACACAAAAAGCAGTGATGGGAACTGGTCATATTGTTAATATGGGCTCTGACTATTTCTTCTTTGTTGGTAACGACAACAATACCGGTCAGTTGTTTAGTATGACTCAGGGGTTTAATAATACTAGTGGGGTAACGTGGACTGGAACATTAAATCCTACAGTGGCACAAGTTAATGCATATGCTGCTAATGGTAGTACAACCCCACTAGCCGCTGGGCAGAGGGCCGCGCCGACACCAGCCCCGCCAGTTAACAATACTACACCAGCAGGAACTATGCCTGGCGGATATATTGGAAGAATATTGAACAATGTTCCAGGACAAAGTCAGAACTATTCATTTACATATACTCCCGGACAAACAGGTAGCCAATATGTACAATTGGCTTTTAGACAAGATCCTGCCTTTTGGACTGTGACCAATGTTACACTAACCGCCGGCGGTAGTTCAACTAACTTGCTACAAAATGGAAACTTTGCTACAGGCGGTACAATCACAGCGCAGACTAACAATGGGCCAATGGATGTCAATACTCCAACATATTGGGGTGTAGCATATCAATCAGGTATATATCCTGGCGCAGCAGGCAGTTGGAGTCCAGGCCAGTGGTATGATGGTGCTGTAGGAAGTTTTGATGCTATATATCAAGGCGTTAATTTAACTGTGGGCGTTACTTATACCGTAACTGTAACTGTGCGTGGAGATAATACCAGCAATAACAATTTAAATGGTGAAGTACAATTAGGCGTTTATGCAGCACCTTGTGGCAGTCTTACACTTAGTCCAGATCAATGTACGCTACCAAGTAATAGTGGTTACACTACATTAGCAACACCAAGTGAAGGTGCAAGTGCAGGTAACACAGCACCAACACCAACAGGAAGCAGTACATCCAATGTTGTTACATCAAGTTCTAGTATAGGTAGTACGACTACTATATCAAATCCTTATACATTTGGTAATCAAACGTTTACAGTGACTGGTACTGGTACTCCAACAACAACCACAACATCTACGACTCCTGTAACAACTACATACTGGAGTGATGGTACTACAACTATATCAAACGGTACCACTACAACTACTAGTAACACTACTTGGAATTATACAGTCACTGGTCCAAATACTCCGCCTATGAGTCCAAATGTTGGAACAAATAGAAATAGCGTCTATATTACACAAACTAATGCAGGTGCTAATAACAACATAACAACTAACCAAAGCGGGCACGGTAATTATGAAAGTGTTAGCCTAGGTGGGTCCAACAATATTGTTAGGTTAGGACAAGGATATACATTTAGTACTTCAGGTGTTGCCACTGAATCTAATACTGCCAGTAACCACGATCTATCAACCTTAACAGTATCTGGCAATTTTAACGGAATTATCAACTCTCAAGTGGGTGCTAGTAATAGCGCCATTATCAGTGCTACAGGAAACTATAATTCATTACTAGCCACTCAAACTGGTAACAACAATCAAGTTTATAGTACAATAAGTGGAAATAATAATTCTTTATCCTTTGGACAAAATGGAAACAGCAATATTGCCGCCGCAAATTTGTACGGAAATAATAATGTGGCCACAGTTACTCAAACTGGTAATAATCACGGCGTAGTATTAAGTCTTGTTAATGCAGGTGGAGCCAACAATGTAAGTGTTGTTCAAACTGGCATAGGCGATGCTTATAGTTTGCAACAAATTTGCACAAATCCAGCAGGTTGTTCAGTTTCAGTAATTAGAAACAAATAAAAATCCAACAATAAATATCTGTAGCTATAATAGCAATACATAACGGAGAAAATATGACAGGAATAGATTTGTTAATCAGTGGTAATGCCGAGGCACTAAAGGAAGAAGTTAAAAAGATTAGTTTGGTTAATCAAGCCAAAGAAATGCCCAGTGCTGAATATCGAGGATACTTGTCTGAAGAAGCAGGGATGGAGCATTATAAATTGTTGGCGTTTATTTCCAGTGCATATGCTGGACAAACAATTTATGAAATTGGTACTGCTATGGGAAACAGCTCATTAGCACTAAGTTATAGTCCAACTACAAAAATTATTTCCTATGATATTTTGGATACCAAATGTGTTATTACATTGCCAAAAAATGTTGAATATAGAATTGGCGATTTTAGATTAGATCCTGAAGTATTGAAGTCACCATTTATTTTTATTGATGTTGATCCGCACGACGGAATCCAAGAACAAGAATTCCACGAATTCTTTCTAGATAATAATTATAAAGGTATTGTAATGTGGGATGATATCCTAGCTTGGGGATTAAAAGATTGGTGGCCAACTTTAAATCACCCATCTGTTACAAAGATTGACATTTCAGCAGCAGGTCATCTTTCTGGTACTGGTTTAACTATCTATAATTAAAAATGGCTAAACCAACCATTGCCCTGTTCTTGAATCATCCAGAATGTTCTAAAGATTGTGTGGATGGAATGACAGTTGCGTTATCTTCCCATTACAAAATAAAAACTTTTGGGGTAAGCGAGTGTAATCCTAACACATTTGAAAATGTAGACATTGTAGCATTTCCAGGTGGTATTGGTGATGCCAGCAGTTATGATAAGTTTTTCCGTCGTCGAGCACAAAATGCAGTTGCAGATTATGTTGCTGACGGTGGACGATATTTAGGAATATGTATGGGGGCTTATTGGGCAGGCTCCCATTATTTTGACTTATTAGACGGTGTAGAACCTGTACAATATATCAAACGCCCCAACAGTGATATCAAACGCAGTTATAGTACAATCGCACCCGTAACTTGGAATGGTGTTGAAGAAAATATATTCTTTTATGATGGTTGTGCATTGATTGGTGACAACAAAAAGTTCGATACCGTAGCCACATATGCCAATGGCGATGCTGCCGCAATTATACAGGGTCGCATAGGACTGATTGGGCCTCATCCCGAAAGTCTCAAATATTGGTTTGAAAAGCCGCGTCAATACTTAAATCCCTATTGGCACCAAGGCACACATCATTCACTGTTATTAAAATTTGTGGATAAATTGATAAAACAGTATAAATAGTTATCAAGGAGGATCTAGCCATGAAACAAAAGAAATTAGTTTCCAAATTGTACAGGGCTTGTTTCCGACACGATGAAGATGCAATTGCCAAACTACGTAAAGAACAGTTTCGCAAGATACTAAAGCACCGCGCCGAAGGCAAATCATTTGATGCAAAATGGACAATAGTGCAAATTTAACGTAACAGAACTGTAATGTTCTAAAAATGTATAGGGCGATAAATATGGATATGACAAAAACCAAAACTTATCGCTCTATTTTTGTGAGTGACGTGCACCTTGGTACCAAAGATTGCCAAGCCGACAAACTCAATAACTTCCTTAAACATAATTCTTGTGATACACTATACCTTGTAGGAGATATAATTGATGCCTGGAGAATACAACAAAACAAATGGCGCTGGAAACAGAGCCACACTAATGTGGTGCGTCGTGTGCTCGGTCATGCTAAACGTGGCACTCGCGTCGTGTATATTGCAGGCAATCATGATGAATTCTTGCGTCCAATGATTCCATATGGGTTTAGTTTTGGACTCATTGAAATTCACAACCAAATAGAACATATTGGTGCCGATGGTAAACATTATCTAGTTACCCACGGTGATCTATTTGATGGTATTACAAGACTAGCACCTTGGCTAGCATTTTTAGGGGACAAGGCATATGACATTATTCTCACTCTTAACAGCAGATTTAATTGGGTGCGCCATCGTTTGGGTTTTGGCTACTGGAGTCTGTCTCAGTATCTTAAGCATCGTGTTAAGAAAGCCGTGGATTTTATGTTTAAGTTTGAGCTTACTCTTGTTGGATATTGCCGCAAGAGAGGTTTTGATGGTGTCATTTGCGGACATATTCACCACGCTGAAATAAAAGAGATTGATGGCATTGCTTATATGAACGACGGTGACTGGGTAGAAAGTTGTACTGCCCTAGTTGAACACCACGACGGCCGTTGGGAGATAATTACATGGACTACGGAGAAAGATGATGTGGTTATTGATACTAATAGCAGTACACATAAATAATCCATCTGATCAACCAGGTCGAATAGAACTTCAATTTTCAGACCAGTTGACTTGCGAACGCAGTCTTAGTACAATAAAATGGAACTTAAAGTTCAAAAATTTTAAAATAGAGGGCTCATGCCAAAAACAATCTTAATTTTAACCAAATTAGATCGTAACGAATACGAATCTAACAAACTAGTAGAAAGTTTTGAATCCAAGGGTATTAATGCTATGATGGCACACCCTGATGATTTTGACATCATTGTTGACCGTGATATACACAAGGGTTTAAAATACAAGGGTGAGGATATGGAACTTCCAAGCCTGGCCCTAGTAAGACTGGGTGCTGGCATACTACCATTTCAGTTGGCCGTTGTACGTCATTTAGAACAAGCAGGCATTCCTTGTGTTAATGGTAGTGTTGCTATTGAAACAGTTAAAGACAAACTACGCACAAGTCAAATTCTAAGTCGGCACAGTATTCCCATCCCTAACACTATGATGGTGCGTATGCCTATTGACGACAATCTTGTTAAAGACAACATTGGTTTTCCCTGTGTAGTCAAAGTTGTTACTGGCAGCTACGGTGAAGGAGTGTACCTTTGTGAGCGACAAAGAGACTACAAAAAACTAATGGAATTTATTGACAATCTAGGTAACAAGAAAACTATGATTGTACAAGAATATCTAGGAGAACGTGTAGGGGAAGATCTACGAGTACTGGTAATAGGAGGCAAAGTTATTGGTGCTATGAAACGTACAGCTCCTGAAGGAGATTTTCGGGCCAACATTACCGGCGGCGGCACTGGGGAAAGTTATCCCGTAACGGAGGAAATTGATTTCCTTGCTAGAGAAACTGCCAGAGCGCTAAATTTAGATATTGCAGGCATTGATTTGTTGTTTGACAGTAGGGGCTTTAGGGTTTGCGAAGCAAACAGTAATCCTGGGTTCAGTGGTTTTGAACGTTATTGTGGGGTCAATGTTGCTGACATAATTACAGAATATGTAAAGTTCAAAGTTCAATGAAAACAATATTAGTCATCACTGATAACTTACCGGAGCAAATAAATGGCGTGGTCACGACCTACACGAATATTGAGACACTTGCGGTTTTGGATGGTTATAAGTTTGTGGTGTTGCATCCCGGGTGGTTCCGCTACATTGATTGCCCTAAATATCACGAGGTCAAACTTGCCTGGCCACGCCATATGGGGAAGAAGATTAAAGAGATTGCTCCGGATTATATACACATCGCGACAGAAGGTCCTCTTGGTGTGTGGGCTAGAAAGTATCTTTCATTGGCTGGTATTAGGCACAATACCGCTTATCATACTAAATTTCCTGAAGGTTTAAAAAAGCTGTTTGGTATCCCTGAAACATTTACTTGGCGTTTTGTTCGTTGGTTTCACAAACATAGTGGTAAAGTATTGACCACCACAGACAGTATGGTTAAAGAATTAGAAGCACACGGTTTTAAAGGCGAAGTTGTTCCTTGGACACGTGGGGTTGATCGTGAAATCTTTAAACCAGAACTTAGGGAAGATTTTCCTAGCAAATATTTGTTATGTGTTAGCCGTGTCAGCAAGGAAAAGAATTTAGAAGCGTTCTTGGAATTAGATTATCCTGGCTATCAAAAGATTATGGTAGGTGATGGTCCTATGTTGGAAACATATAAGAAGCGATATCCTGATGTTACATTTACTGGATTCAAAACTGGAGTGGACCTAGCTCGTTATTATGCCAATGCTGAAGTATTTGTATTCCCTAGCAAGTGGGAAACATTTGGTATTGTTATGATTGAAGCAATGGCCTGCGGAACTCCAGTTGCTGCTTATCCCTGTCAAGGTCCAGAAGATGTTGTTGAGCCTGGCGTTACTGGATTTTTGGAAGAAGATTTGGCCACCGCGGTTTATCGTTGTTTAGGATTGAATAGGGATCGAGTATTACAGGGTAGTCAAATATGGTCTTGGCCTCGAGCTTGGGAAATATTTAGAGACAACTTAATAGAAATAAAACCGGCCACAGAATAAGATCTTGTATTTGGTAATAGGATCTTATGATCCTATTTTTACGACTAAATATTCCTATGAGAGCCAACGAATTTATTATTGAATTGCATTTACCACCCGACGTCGACGAAGGTTGGAAAGACTGGGTAGCAGGTGCTGCTATGGGTGCGGCTGCATTAGGTGGTGCACAAGATGCTAATGCTAAACAGCCAGCAAAACAACCACAGGCACAACACCAACAAGTGCAAAAAGTTGCCGCTAAAAAATTACTACCACCACAACAAATGGATCCGGCAACAAATCCAGAAACTCAAAGAATAGCAAATACCATCAATCAACCAGTTGCTGCTACATTGATTAAGACTGCACAGAAAGCAGGCATTGTTGGATCTGAACTAGCACAGATGGTAGCACAGGCAGCACACGAAACTGCCAATTTTACCACAATGCATCAGAAGATTAAAAATCCCCACGACCCTTGGGAAATTGGGCGCGGATACTTTCAACTGACACACAAGTTTATGTACAAGGCCGCAAGTCAAGCAATTTTCAAAGATGATAGATTGATAAAGAATCCTGAACTTGCCGCTGACCCAAAAGTAGCCGCACAAGTGGCAGTATGGTATTGGAAAACGCAAGTCAAAGCACCAGATCCTATGGACACAGCAGCAGTAACTAAAAAAATCAACGGTGGCAATACTGGATTACAAGATAGGCACAATAAGTTTGCTGCCATTATGCGTCTAATGAAACGAGCATAAAATGAAAGCAATAGAATTTATTTTTGAAACTCAGGAAGCAATCGAAAAACTTCCATCTGCTGAATATACCGGTGGTAAAAAGTCATTGTATGTACCCACACAGTTCAAATCAGATGTCACTAAAGAGTTACCAGGCGGCAGCGGATTCTTATACACTATAGGGCCTGGACATTATGGTACCGATATACAAATATGGGATCCCAAAGGACAAGATTATATCAATGCAACAACACCGCCAGTTAAAAAGCCGAGAGAGTCTGATGGTGCTTATAAAGAACGAGTTCAATATTGGAATAATGCCAACAAACGAGCGTTGAAAACTCCAGGGCAATTGATTGGTAAACTTTTAATTACACCTGCAGATACAAGGACAAGCCATTTCCCATTACCTAACGCAGTAAGAGTTGATACTATCACAGTTGATGAAGACTATCGCGGTCGAGGAATTGCCAAGGCATTGTATGGCATTGTGTTAACTATCATGAAATTGCCGCTGGTTGCGGGCAGTATGCAAACACCTGGTGGTCGTAAAAATTGGGTCAGCCTTGCCAGTATACCTGGTGTTGAAATGAAAGGGTATGTAGGTTTAGAAACTTATGATCTAAATTCTCGTAATATTGATATAGTCATGGGGCAACTGGGCGGCGAACATATTGGCCGGGCCAAAGATGGAGAAGCGTTTTTTGCGTTTGATGTACGGCCTACAACAACTGGGCAGGAATTAGAAGCCCACGTTAAGACATCCTTATCTAAGATATATGGCAGTGGTCAATATAATTCTGGACTATACGCAACTTGGAGCGGGGCATGAGAATAAACGAACTATTCACAGGCGGTCACAAATGGCAGTGGGATTACAATAGTCATACGGAAGCCGAGGCCACGTTCGTTGTAGGTGAAATACAATATAAGTTCTATGCATATACATCTGAACAAGGTGTGTGGGAAGTAGAGTTCAAAGTAATGGAAGGTGGTAATCCGCGTAACAGATTTGGTATTACTGGTACCGGTAATGCTGCTATAGTTATGTCCACAGTCACTGATATAATGCGAGAATTTCTGGAAATGCACAAGGGTGATATAACAACACTTACCTTTACTGCTGATGAAAGTTCTCGTCAAGCATTATATGCTAGAATGGTCAAGCGTTTATTACCATCTTGGACACTTACACAAAAACATAAACAATTTGTTTTAACTGCTCCGACCGTTTGAAGGTCTTTCCAAAATCTTCATTTGCGACCTTGTTGGTTCTACTGTACACTGTATAGACATATACACATAGTACAGCGAAACACAAGGTTTGCAGGCCAGTTAACTTTCTGCAGGGTAAGCATCTGATGTGTGTGCCGATGCCCAATTCTTTTCGTTCGCAAAAGACTTCTAACTCACTACCTCAAGCCACGATTTGAGATGCCTAATAAACGCCAGTCCCACGACTGTTCACGTTTGAGTTGTCGTAAAAAGGTTGTCAAATAGCAATATTAGAATAAGGGTGCGTCAGTGCCTTTAGAATTTCAATACATTATATGCGTCCAATGACACGGAGGACGCTTAAAAATCGCCGCAGGTCTGGTAAGGGTCGAGCCAAATAATGTGAAGTTTATAAACACCTGCTGTCTAAATGAACGAAAGCAACTCAGATGAGAACCTTCTTTATGGCACCACTAACCTGGTGTCATACTCACTCTACAATCTAGATGAATTTAAATTCAGTTCAATAATTGCCCGAGCGTGAGCGATAGGGCGGTTGAACTTGTTCAACCTTTATTGATACTAAATATTTGTATGTTTAAAAAACTCTTACTCAATCCTTGGACTGCTTTAATTACCCTTGCTATAATATTATCCGTTAGATTTTATGATCCTTCCTTTGTAGAATCTGTTAGATTACGCTACTTTGATCAGTTGGTGACTAGTCAAGACAAAGTGGATATTCCCGTTAATGTCGTACACATCGATGAATCAGCTTTAGACAAATATGGGCAATGGCCTTTCCCCCGAGATTATTATGCCAACATCATTAAGGATTTGTATGCCCGTGATGCAGGGCTAGTTGTATTCAATGTACTAATGCCAGAAGCAGACAGATTTAAACAAGATTCAGTATTAGCTAGAACTTTACAAACACATCCAACTATATTGCCTACATTGGGCAGTCAAAAACAAAAGAACACAGATCACGGCAGCGCCATACAAGTGATTGGGTTGGATCCTGCTGGCCGAGTAGTTGAGTACCCAGGACTTATTTCCAATGTTGAACCACTTGAATCATTGGCAGCAGGCGTTGGTATTGTAAACACATTTCCTGAAGTGGATGGCGTTGTTCGCCGTATGCCGCTTGTTATACTGAGCAATGGATCTTTACATCCTAGCCTAGCATTGGAAACTATGCGTGTGGCTGCTGGTGACATTAAGATACAGGCTAAGATTGACGAAGAAGGAATTGCAGCCCTACGTATTCCCAAAGTTGGAAAGATCCCTACAGATGGATTAAGCCGTGTTTGGGTTGATTGGAGTCAAACTCCTAAAGAATATAGCCTAACTGAATTACCTAAATCATTTAATCACGAAATTGTCATTGTGGGTCTTAGTGCTGCTGGTCTAGTTAATCCTGTAGCAACATCCAAAGGCGAGATATGGCCACAAAACTTGCAGGCCGCTGCTATTGGAACAATCCTTAGTGGCAAAACTATCCTACGTCCAGATTGGGCGGACACTGCGGAATTGGCTGCATTGTTTGTAATCAGTGTTATTTTATTATTTTTAACGAGGTGGACCTATGTCGGACTTTCAGCAATGGTTATATTGGCAGTCAGTGGTGCTATTTTACCTTACTATCTTTATAGTCATTGGTTATTCCTTTTCGATGCCACTGCCTTAACAGCAGGTATCGTATTAGTATCGCTACACGCTTATGGTGTTAAGTTTGTAAGCGAGTTCTTACAAAAACAACAAATTAAGAAACAGTTTGGCAGTTATCTAAGTCCAGACTTGGTTGCTAAACTGGTTAAAGATCCTAGCCTATTAAAACTGGGTGGAACAGAACAAGATCTTACTATCCAGTTTAGCGACGTTCGCGGCTTTACTAGCATCAGCGAGCACTATGGCAAGGACGTTCAAGGGCTTACTAAAATTATGAATCGTTATATGACTGTAATGACACGAGTAATTTTAGAAAACGAAGGCACATTGGACAAGTACATTGGTGATGCTACGATGAGTTTTTGGAATGCCCCATTAGACAATCACAAGCACGCCAAAGACAGTGTTAGAGCAGCATTAGAAATGCTAGATGCAGTAAAGGTGTTTAATGATGAAATTGCTAAAGAAGGTGTACCACCTTTTGGTCTTGGTATTGGTTGCAACACTGGCGTTGTCGTTGTTGGTAATATGGGCGGCGAGCAACGTTTTGATTATACTTGTCTCGGCGATGCTGTTAATTTGGCTTCCAGACTTGAAGGCCAAAGCAAGAACTACGGCGTACTCCTTGTTATCGGACCAGAAACAGCAGCCAGATTAGATGATGAATTCTTTGCTATTGAACTTGACTGTATAGCAGTTAAAGGCAAGACGGAAGGAGTAACAATCTTTACTGCTTTCCGTAATCCAGATGCTGGTGCAATGGTGGATTATATTTCTTCCCGTGAGCGTCACGAACTAATGTTGGCTCACTATCGTAAACAACAGTGGGAACAGGCTATCAAACTTTGCAATGAACTACAAGGTGAGTTTGATGGACAGTTGGATCATTACTATGAACTATGGCTAGAGCGTATTGAAGAAATGCGAGCCAAAGGATTACCAGAAGATTGGGATGGCGTGTTTAGAGCGACGAGCAAATAATTAATCGTCGCCGGCAGCTGATTGTATTTCGGTTTTAGTTGCTCGGCGTTTGCCAATTGGTTGAACAGCAGCATCATCGCGCTTCTTAGTTTGATTAATATCTTTTTCAGCTTCAATACGTTCACGTTCAATGGTCTTACCACGTAGTTCCATAACAGTTTCTACTTTTTGATTAAGACGTATAAGATCGTTATCCAGCATACGAATACGGTCAATAAGTGCAATAAGAGTTCCGTTGGCTGCACCAATAACTGGTTTAATTTCGGTAGTTACCCAAGTCCAAACATAGTAAATCATGTACCCAACACCAAACGCTGCTACAATAGGAAATCCATATTTGTTTATTAAATCTACTGGATCCATGATTACCCCTTAAATGTTATGGCAATATACATACCATAGACGGCGACGATCATAGAAATTCCAACTATGATTTGCATAATTATACTATCATTAATCATATTAATCCTTCCTTTGATCTGCTTGTTCTGCTCTACTAATTCTATCGTAATCGGGCTGTAAACCTAGTGCGTGGCTTACTTTAACGTCAATACGTTGTAGTTGGTTGGTCATTGTATCAACTCGTGCATCAAGCCCTTTGATGATACCGCCCATGCCGTTTACGCTGCTAGTAACACCAGCTAGAATGAATTTTAGTGTAAGGAAAACGAAATAACCAGCAGCCATTGCGCCAGCAATTGGAAAACCTAATTCTGCTACTAATTTGAAGAAATCCATTAATCTACTCCCAGTGTATCTGTATTTACTATGTAGATAATCAAAAAAATATACGCACTTAATTGACAAAATCTTAAATATATGTTATACTTAGACATACTGGCCGTAGCACAATGGATAGTGCAGTAGCCTTCTAAGCTATTGATCCAGGTTCAATTCCTGGCGGCCGGACCATACAAAATGAAAATACTAATAATAAGAAATCCCCAAAACGATCCCCACGCACCCAATTATCCTAATGGATTAAAGGGCGGCGCTTGCTATCAAAGCGATATGTTATTACACGGGCTTAGACAACGTTTTGGGGACGAAGTTGTTGAAGTGGAACGTAGTTGGTGGATGTACTCGGAAGATTTTGGTCCTGGCAAATTATCCGAAGATGTACACAAAGGATTTACCATTTATCGTACACTAGGTGACGATAGCGGAGTAGATAGAACAGATATTGATTCAAAGATTGTCAATCATTATTTTGACGTCGTCATTTTTGGTTATGTGCATTACGGTATCAATCCATACTTTTGGAATCTAGTAAAAAATCATTATCAGTCAAACGAAATTTTATATATTGATGGTGATGATAAATGGTCCGCTGTTAGACACGATTTGTCTAAAGAGTGTGTATACTTTAAACGTGAACTTTTTGAACCATCTGACAACTTATTTCCTATCAGCTTTGCTATGCCTGATGAAAAAATAGACACAGTTCCCAACGACAACAAAACCTGTATTGTTAGTCATATGGATCCTAGGGATAAAAGCACATACATCTATACTACCGAGCCATCATATTACCAGCAATATGCAGATGGCTTGTTTGGTATAACAATGAAAAAAGGTGGATGGGATTGTATGCGTCATTATGAAATATTAGCTAATAATTCTATTCCATTATTTTTAGATATTGAACAATGTCCGTCTCCCAGTGTAATGCATACCTTGCCTAAAGATCAATTGGTAAAGGTGATAGAACTAATTAGGGCAAATGGAATAGATTGGTTTGCAACTAGCGACGGTTTTGATTGCTGGCAAGAAATTAACGATAAAGTGCAAACTCATTTTAAACAGTATTGTACTACTAGTGCGTTAGCAGATTACGTGTTAGACACGGTTAGGAAATTGAAATGAAAATTGTTGATACATTTATGTTTTGTAACGAGTATGACTTACTTGAATTACGTTTATCAGAACATTACAATCACGTAGACAAGTTTATCATCATTGAATGTGATAGAACATTTACTGGCTTGTATAAAGGATTTAATTTGGAAACACAGTTGGCACGTTATACAACTTGGTGGGATAAAGTTGAATATATTAAAGTAAGCAATTGCCCCTCCACGCCCAATGCTTGGGCCAACGAAACTTGGCAACGTAGTCATATGAATACAGCGTGGCAAGATTTAGGTAAAGACGATGTAATTCTAATTAGTGATTTAGATGAAATTTTTAGACCAGAAGCAATTGATTTTATACGCAATAGTGATTACGATTTGTATCTTTTATATATGCCTGGATTTTATCTAAAGTTAAACTATATGGACACTGAAGGTCATTATAGTACTTGGGGTCGTGCTATTCGAGGTTATCAAACTGACGGCGAACAGATGCGTTATATCAAAGACTTTCCAGGTGCTCGTAAAGTTTCGGTACACCATGCGGGGTGGCATTTTGGTTGGTTAGGCGATGTCAAATGGATTCAGAATAAAATCAATAGTTTTGCACACGCAGCAGAATTACAAGCAATTGCTCATACTATTGATATTGATGCACATATTCAAAATCACGAAGATCCACAACGTAGATCAAAGTCGTGGTATCCTGTAAAGTTTGACGGATACTTTCCTAAAACTATTTTAAATAATTTAGAAAAGTATCGTTCTTGGATTTTACCTATTGCTGATAAAACTGTACAGGATTATCATACACGCAGTATTTTAGACCTTGATTAATTTAATAAGAACATCGTCTTCACGACCATTCTTTAATAATTTATAAACTTTGATACTGGCAATACCTTTTAACACAGGTATAATATCTTCACGTAGCTGATCTGCCACAGTACTACTTGATACATCTTCAATAATATAAATGCCACCAGACTTTAAACTGTCCCAGGCCAATTTAATTGTTTCAAACTGTGTTACGTGATTATGATCGCCATCATCAATAATAGCATCAAAATCTTTTGGTAAATTGTTGTATGTATTAGCATCTGTACTAGAACTGTTCCACAAGCCGTGGATATTGGAATCGGCTTTTAGTTCTTCTACAAATGGCCTGTTATCCCAATAGTCAGGCAAAATGTCGACTCCCCACAATTCGTAAGAATTAAAAAATCGTCTCCAGGCCCATTGACTACCACCCGAATGAACTCCAATCTCAAGCAACTTAATATGTGAATAACCACTAAAGATTTCATCATACAAATTTGCGTAAGAGTGAAATGTATTTTTGTCCGTAAACACACCGCAATAATCACCGTATAGGGATACACCCTCATTTAATATTTCATTTAAATCTGCCATTTTATTTCCTAATTAATAGTTCTATTTAACACATCTTGCCAATCAATAATTTTATCCATTGTCCAAGAATCACAATGTGTAGCATATCCAGGGACAGGTGTAATCAGCCCTCGTTTATTTCCCAGTTCAGTAAATAGTTGCGAATCATGAGTCCAATGGTCATCACCGCCGCACCATTGATAAAATATATCTTTGTCCTGCTTTAAGTAGTGCACACTAGAAGCAAATGTCATTGTAGTTGAAGGTGTTGTCCTCCAATGACAACTTTCAGTTTGAATAAGGTAACAGGCATTATTTGCTTGTTCCTTCCAATATTTGTCTGGATGGTCATATAGGCTTACATAAGCAGCTCGATTGAGACCTTGCTCTAATATTAAATCAGCACCCTCGTGATGAATGTAATCATCTTCTACAAAATATACTTGTGCAGCATCTGGTAATTTTAATGCCCGTTCTAAACTATATAAAAACGAACCTGCATTGTGACCAAATGAAGTCCTTTGTAGATCTAAATTAGGATATAATGCATTGAGTTGATCCCATACTTGATCGTCCACTCCATCAGCAATAATACTAATATCTTGTTCTGCAAACACACTGGTGAAGTTTTTAAGTACTTGCCACTTATCAAACCAATTGGGTCTGCTGGGACTTTTTCTAGGAGTCCCATCGCTGCCCAACATATTGTTAAAACTAAATCTATAATATATTTTCATTTTTTATATCTTTCTGGAGGATATTCTTGTTGGTAATGGTCTACCCCAGATTCATACATACCATAAAATTTTGCACCATTGTGGCCCCACCAGGCTTCCATATCGCACGTATAGTTAAAATTGTTATTAGTTTGTCGTTCGTAGTTTACTGTACTTGGCAAAACTAGTGCTTGGCATCGTCTGATAAAACTTGCCTTTGTCCAACCCAAATTGCCACTGAGGTGATGCCACGGATAACTGTGATAGTTACAGCCCACACCGTCGTACCCTTCATTTAATTTGGCAACACATTCTTGCCAGTGATCAATTGCCCAGTAGTCTAACAACCAGCGCCAATGTTTTGCTCTAATGTCAGTTACTTTACCAATATGGGTCACACCTTTTAAATGAAGATAAAGAATGGGGTATTCATCCGTTGTTATATCAACAACTTCTTTCATTAAGATGCCTGTAGGTACGTCATGTTCTTTTGGATCAATACCTTCTTTAAAGACCCATACAAATTTTCCTCGATGATTCCATTTTTCTTTTAAGTCATCAAAACTACTTTCATTGTAGTGCATATTCATATAGATTTCAGATTGAGCCATTAATCCACTATCTTCAATTTGTGATAATTGTTCTTCAGCAATGTCTTGCCACCCTGGAAGATCAACTAAATGGTAAAATATTTTTATCATTTTTTAACTTTTGCCAATGCTAGGTAATGTCCATATGCTTCTGAAAAACCTACAGGCTCCATATCAAATTGATAGAATATTTGCTGTATTAACTGTTCATCAAAAACGTGATGATGCAAACATCTATTTTCTATATTTTTAAGAGACCTATTGACAAAGTTTAAAAATGTACCAGCACCCTGATCTTTAGATAAATCGTGCAACTTTAATATTTCTTCTAAATGAGTTAAATCGTCCTCACCTACATCATTATTATAATCATCAATAAGGTGTTGCAATGTAGTAGTAGGCCTTCGGTGATCAAAACAATGCGCTTTCATTGGCAAAATTAAAAATATAGATCCGCCAGGTTTGACTACACGGATCCATTCTGTTAAGGCTTTAAAAGGATTGGCAATGTGTTCTAGATTATTTGATGATAAGATTAAATCATAACTATTGTCCTCAATGGGATGAAGATCTGTACCTTCGCAAATATACAAATCTCCAGTTTTACCATCTGCGTATTTGTATTGACCCTTTCCTTCAGTTTGAGAATGTTGCCAAACAGTTTCTGCACTAAAGTTTACGCCATCTACAGATCCAACTGATCTATAAATTCCGTGTGTGCCAAATTCTCCACTTGGACCGCCAATCTCTAATGCTTTCATTCCTTGACAATATTCTTCGTAAGTCATATATTTCCTTTATGATATTTAATATTTAGGTTGCGAACCTGAAAAATTTATTGTACACTAATGATAATCATAAGTAAACAAAAGGGTATATAAATGCAAGCATTATTTACAGGGGCATTGGGAGATTTCCTCGGTGCCGAAAGTTTTATGACAGAAGCTGAAAAAGATTCGGTTACTACAATTCTATGGGCGACCCGCAATCGTTCTGAAATTCAAGCAGCAGTTGATTTAAAAGTAATCTTTCCAAATTTACAAGAAGAAAAAATATTGTTTGATGATTGGGGAACTGACCGTCCAACACGACCTTGGCAAGAGGGTGACAAATTTATGTCTATTGGAATGAAGGGAGATTTAAATCTCAAGTGCAAGTTAAATCTTAGTCAAGAAGAATTGGACGCAATTAACGACTATAGTTTGGATGCCACACTACAGAAAATTTTTACAGGACATCGTTGGCAAAGCAGCAGATTTACATCAAGAAGTATCTGGCCAGATGTTGGCAGATTTAATTTACCAGAACGTTATGTGGTAATACATCCGTGGAGTGATGCTGAAATCTGTGGTCGAGAATTTAACAATGCAGATTGGCAAAATATTTTTACATTTTTAAATACAATTGGCGCAACTGGCGTTGTAGTGAATCAAAGCAGCACCCCTGCCCCTGTTCATCCATTATTAATTGATCTTACAAATCAAACTTCTTTAAAAGAAACGTTTAGCATTATTACTCAAGCTGAATCTTGTATTTTATGTTCAAGCAGCCTAGCCTGCTTTGCATCAAAAATATTTCCAAAACATAAAATTTGGATTAAAGGTGGACATCAATATATTTTTACAGATTGGGCTACATATTTTTATCACGGCCCATTTAACAATCCTTCTGATGTTACTTTCAAAGATTTTGAAATTTTAAAAACATATCGAATATCAAATCAATCAGCAATGCTTGATCAGGGACTGCTAACACTTTTATAATAACTATGAAAAATAATTTAACCATTGCTATTATTGATAGCGAATACCACGCATTAGCTTCCAAAGCTATTGATAAAACATTGGAAGTTACTGATGCTAAATCTGTTGTAGTGTTAAGCGATAAAGATTTTTATCCTGGAAGCACTTTTGTAAAGATTGATGCGCTTTCAGATAAAGCTGGTTATGATCGACTTGTATTAAAAGAACTTGGAAAACATATTACAACTGATCATTTTCTTGTTATACAATATGATGGTATGGCCACTGATGCAAGTAAATGGCAAGATGATTTTTTAAAGTACGATTATATTGGTGCTCCTTGGCCTTGGGGTGATCCAGCATACAGTGTGGGCAATGGTGGCTTTAGTCTACGCAGTAGAAAATTGGCTGAGTTGTGTTTAGATGACCGATTAGTTCACAATCCACCAGAAGTTGGCCCAGATAATCATATGGAAGATAAACACATTGCCGTTTTTTACAAACAATGGTTGATGAGCGAGGGAATCAATTACGCATCAGTACCATTGGCTCGACAATTTTCAGCAGAAATTCCAGGAGGCAAATTTGATACCTTTGGATTCCACGGTACACTTTGTTTGCCATTTTATCTAAATGATGAACACTTAGCTTTTTACATTGATAATCTAACTACAAAGATGCTGACTAATGAAGCTCACATTCGTATTATGTATGGACTATTCCGTGCAGAGCGTTACGAGCATTTAGAACAGTTTATGGATAAAACTACATCGATCAATCCCAATTTTAAACAAGTCTTGTTAAATCAATTTCCAAGAGATGCCCATCACTATCCAGAAATTTCATTGTCTGATATTGAAACTTTGTTGATAAACTACTAATATGAAACGTAAATTACTAATTATTTTAAGAACTTGCCAACGTGTCAATATGGTGCACGACAATGGCAGTGGCAGATATATCAAAGTCAGCAAACACGAATTGATCAATGTGTGTATGAGCAGTCTTGTAGACAGTATCAATCGAGTAACCGACCACGACATTGAATTGGTTGTTCTTGATGACCACAGTATTCCTGAAGCAGTTACAGATATCAAAACCATCATGGGCAAGTGTAAGTTTCCATCAGAATTTATTTCACTCGATGTTACCGGAAATGCCGAATCATTAGCACAAGTATATGGGCTCGTAGAGCAACGTGCAACGGACTTATGGTATCACGTGGAAGATGATTACTTGCACTTTCCCACTGCTATACAAGATATGATTGACAGTGTGAGCTTGTTCGAAGAAATGACTAACAAGATGATTGCAATCAATCCGCACGACGATGCTTGGCGCTATAAGAAGGAAATTTATCCCAGTTTTATTTTGCACGGACCCCAAAGGCATTATAGAACTGTTAAACATACTACTTATACTTGTTTAGCTAGTAAACAAATTTACAATAAATATCGTCAGCATTTTCAAGATGTTGTAACGCTAACAAGGCAGAGAGCAGATTGGGTAGAAGATAAAACAATTAATTTGGTTTGGAGCAAAGAAGATGTTATGTTATTCAGCCCAATACCAGGACTAGCTTTACACATTATGGACGAAAGTGGCATGGATCCGTATATTGATGTAGCATCACTTTGGGACAGTGTTCCAGAACTTTGGAGTTAAAATTATGATTAGTGTTCATTTAGGCGGAAGGATTGGAAATCATTTATGGATGTATGCTGTTGCTAGAACAGTAGCAGAGCATTGTGGTTTTGATTATCACATTCCTAGAGATTTTTTAGGTAAAGATATTTTTAATGCAGATCTTGGTGTAGAACATTGCCAAGTAGATCGAGTATATACTGAGCGCAATGGATGGGAGCAGTTTTACGAACCACAAATTTGGAACATTGAAGATAATACAAAACTTCACGGTTGGTGGCAAACTGAAAAATATATTATCAATAACAAACGCAACATTCAGCAATGGTTTACTCAGAAAGACCCTAACGTAGGGTTATTAGATCAACTTCAAATAGATGACGATACTTGTGTTATTAACTTCCGTGGAGAAGATTATAAAGGTGTTCATTTCTTATATTTGCCAGAACAGTATTATAGAGATTCAATTAATGAAATGCGTAAGATAAACCCCAATATGAAATTTGTGGTTATTACCAATGATGTTGCTGAAGCTAATAGACTATTCCCCGAATTCCCTGCATATCATTTTGGTCAAAAGGATGACTTTTATATTGTTAGTCAAGCCAAATATCTAATTATTGTAAACTCTACATTCAGCTGGTGGGCAGCTTGGCTCAATGATCGCAGTAAATTTACCATTGCTCCCAAATATTGGTTTAGATATAATATTGATAACGGCTGGTGGTGCGGTAACGACATAATTACACACGGTTGGCATTATATGCAAAAGAGCGGCAAGTTGCAGTCGTCAAATGAATGTTTGCGTGAACAGTCCTTGCAGGATCTTAAAGACTTCCCGCACAATCGTGATTACTAAATTGTTGTATTTTTACAACAAAAAGTGTTGACAACTGTACAGCACTCATATACAATAGAGACTTGTTAGTTAGAAAACACCAGTTTTTAACCAGTGTTTAGAAAAAAGACTAAATAAATTGTCAAAAACATAAAAAGTGCTTGACAACAGGCATAAATAAATGTACAATTAACACATACACTAGAAACAGTGTATAATTTTTAAAGAGAAAACGGAAACTAAAATGCAATCGCAACAAAGACATTTACAACTAGGGACAGCAAAACAGCTGGGCAATTGCCCCGCCGTATTGTGGTCTGCGTTTAATATGTCAAGTTATGATCGCACACCAGAGATTACGATCGGGGTCCGGGAGGACTTAATGTAAATGTAAGTTTACACTAACTCCACAGGACCCCAGGATTAAGAACCCTGGGGTTTTTTGTTTTAGCGTTGGTATAGTGTGAAGAACAGGTAACGAGGACCTGGCCCCGCACTTAAAACATGGGGCAAACGGGCGGTGGCGAGGATGGCTTATCTTCTTGTAGATAAAAAAATTCGTCATATTAAAGCAAATTGTTGCACGGGCATCCCTTTGACGGGTGTTGTCGAAGCATAGCTAAACAGTTTGTTTTAATATACACATTGAGCTGACAGGGGCTGTGATGCCGCAGACAGTGTGTTTAATTAAATAAGTGTATGTCTAATAAACAAAAAGAATATGCTGGTAGGCTATTAAAAATAGCATCCCAGCAGGCACATCACAAACTACCCAATGGTTCAAAAGAAGAACTATTGATTTATCAACTGGGTTTTGTTGTTGGAATTTTGTCTAGATATGCACCCAATGATATTACCATTCATCAAGACATTAAAATTCTTGAAGAATATTTAGGTATCAATATTAAAGAATAATTGGAGTGTGTTCCCTGTTGCCGGCTGTAACCCGGTAGCCTTTATTAAGCAGGGTGGCTGGCAAGTGGTTCGATTCCATCACGCTTCACCAATTTACATCGCGGTGGACTTCTGGGTTAGGTCACTAGGCTTTCATCCTAGCTAGGCGGGTTCGATTCCCGTCCGCGATACCAAAGATAATGGATGTGTAGGAAAACTGGTAACCCCAGAAGACTGTAAATCTTCCGCCTTACGGCACTGTTGGTTCGACTCCAACCGCATCCACCAAAAGTAATGGGCTGATAGTGATAATGGGAGCACAGGGGCTTTGCAAGCCTTTAGTCGGGGTTCGATCCCCCGTCGGTCCACCAAGTTTATGGATAGTAGTGTCGCTGGGCGCGAGCTGGTTTGCTAAACCGGTCTACTGGAAACGGTAACAGTTCGATTCTGTTGCTATCCACCAAGTTAATGGTCTCGTCATATAGTGGTTATTATACCGGCCTGTCTAGTCGGATATCGGGGTTCGATTCCCCGCGGGATCGCCAAGTTTTTATTGCCGCGTAACTCAGAGGCAGAGTAATCGCTTGATAAGCGATAAGTCGACATTTCGAAATTGTCCGTGGCAACCAATTATGCTCAGTTCGTCTATCGGTTTAGGACGCTGCCCTTTCAAGGCGGAAAGACGGGTTCGATTCCCGTACTGAGCACCATGTTTTTTGTTGGCGCATTGTGTAATGGTAGCACAACAGACTTTGACTCTGTTAGTCTAGGTTCGATCCCTAGTGCGCCTGCCAAGTTTATATCGCGTTCGTATAGTGGAAAATACACGATCCTACGAAGTTCGGAACGGTGGTTCGATTCCATCACGCGATACCAAAAATTTATTCCATCTTAGTATTCTCGGTGAGTACCCCCGGCTGTTAACCGGAAGAGGTTGGTTCGAATCCAACAGATGGAGCCAATATCGAAATACACTGATTGTTTAGGAGTGGGGGATACGAACCACGTTAAACAAATAAGTCTACAAAAGCCTAAGCAATAGCGCAACAGTATATTTCAATATTGGGGGCAGCAGTGGGCTGCGGCGTTCCCTTGCAAGGATCGTGACTAGAAGGATTCGATTTCCTCGGCCTCCACCAAAGATAAATGCACTGGTACCAGAGAGGCCTAATGGCATGGATTGCAAATCCGTTGTTCGGGGGTTCGAATCCCTCCCAGTGCTCCAAGTTTATGCGGGTATGATGTAATGGTAACCTGAAACCTTGCCAAGGTTTATTCGCGAGTTCGATTCTCGCTATCCGCTCCAATTTTTGAGATAGACGATGGGATTGAGTCCCTTGTATTCTAGCGCATTGTGCTGATGCGTGACACACCAGTAGAACTGTACAAGGTCAATATAAACTCTCCCATTCGAGACAAGCCAATGAGTCCTTCAGAAAGATAGTTGGTCTCTCAAAAACCTATAATGCAACCTTAGCAAATGTGGTCATTGCGGTCGCCTGAAGAGCGATGGAAGCAGGTTCGATCCCTGCAGGTTGCACCAATTATGTATCCCTAGTGTTAACGGCAGCACGACAGTCTCCAAAACTGCTAGTCAAGGTTCGAATCCTTGGGGGTATGCCAATTTTATCTGTGTGTAATGTCAGCCAGGTCAGACGGCTCGCCTTGGAAGTGAGAGGTCGCAGGTTCGAATCCTGCCACACAGACCAATTCGCCCTTTTATCCTTAATGGTAGAGGTCCTGTTTTGTAAGCAGGGTGTGTGGGTTCGATTCCTGCAAGGGGCACCAAACAAATGGAAGATAGGGACGCTGGGCGTCAACCGGTTTCGAAGTCCGGCCCACTCTGCAAAGGGTGACTGTTCGATTCAGTTATCTTCCTCCAACAGTTTATGGAAGCGTGGCAGAGTCCGGTTTATTGTACCTGACTTGAAATCAGACGTGTCGTAAGGCACCGTGAGTTCGAATCTCACCGCTTCCGCCATATATGGAAAATAGAAGTGCTGGGCACTAAGCAACTTGGAAAGTTGTTCCACTTGTGATGAGCAGGTGACAGTTCGATTCTGTTATTTTCCTCCACTAAATAAGTGTATGAGAATACAGGAACTATTGGTTGAAACTGCCGAAGATGATCGAGCTATCTTGAGTCTTGCAGACGCCATTTACAATTATCTTCAGTCCTACGCTGATACAGAGTTGGACTATGATGAAACTGGCGTGATACACATAGGACGTATAGGTGATCTTTTTGATACTCCTATTGAGATACTGAATAGTGTGAGACTGGAAATAACACCAGATGAAGCTATAGTGGATTTGGCACGTAGACTATACGGTCGTGCTACTCCAGCAGATAGTCATTTTGGACAATGGGACCCTATGAACAAGGCCATAAGCCTAAATGCTGATTATTTGAGTTCTAAACGTATGCGTAATGTTATTGCACACGAACTAAGACACGCTATGGATGATGCTAAAAGTCTAAATAGGGCTAATCAAAGTACACGTTATCGTACAGCAAGAAGTGTTCAGCATCAAGCAGATCAAGATGGCGCTTATCAAGCACAGCCTGCGGAGATCAACGCTAGATTCGTTGAAGCATTAAATTTACTAGTGCCCGTGATTGCCAAACTGAGCACATTGGATTCTACTAGTTTTAGAACTAAGATGACTGCATATCTAAACCGTGCATTTGAACTTAAAGACATTGCAGATTATTATCCAGAAAAAACAGCAAATGCTCACTATAGAAGACTGCTTCAAAGAGCTTGGGACTTTATCAACAAAGAACTGGCTCACGTGAAATCCCAGTCCTCTGATACTGCTGACACATAATTTTTAGGTCCTTAGTTTAATGGCAGAACACTGCTTTGACTTGGCGAAGATGAAAGTTCGATTCTTTCAGGACCTACCAAACTCTCCCTTACATACGGAGTACAATAGGACAAGTAGTATGTAAACTAATACAGGTTGACAACTGACCATGATAGTTGTATAATAGATACTTAAACAAACAAAAGAGGTAACACAATGAAACGTACTAAAGGTGCTAAAATGTAGTGTCAACCGTTGACCCCGTATATGGTCTAAGGTTGGCACTTTAAAGACAATTTAATATGCACAACCCACTCTAAACTTTGAAGGTGAAGTCCTGCCTCTTAAGCAGAGAGAACTGAGTTCGAGTCTCAGAGAGTGGACCATATACGGGGTATAATTCAATGGCTAGAATAACCGGCT